GCAAATTGTACTGAATGTAATGCTGGGTTGTTGGTGCCAATTCCAGCTAGCTGCCAAAGTCTACCGTTCTAAACTATTTATCACTAATGAATAAAATAATATAAAAATATGTCTTGGTACTGTCCCACAGAATTAACTTTAGCTAACCCAATACAAACACCTTATCCGTGTTGTGTCTTTGGGATAGCTCCAATTAATAATACAATTTATGCTACACAACAATTGTGTCAAGATAATACGTCTTGTTGTAACAATGCCAACCAACCGGGTACAAGTAACTTAGACTCTTGTTGTGGTGGTTTAGACCAAGGTGAACCATGTAATTACTCTTATTGGTTAAGTCTATTACCATCAGCCAGAGACGCGATATGTCAATACTGTACCTCTTCAACACCAGGTCCACCTTGTGATTCGGAGGTTTCTTTATATTGTAGATGTTGTGATGGATGCAACCAAACTACAACAACCACAACAACAATAGTGGTAAATAGGGGTGTAAAAATGTGTCCACAATTTGGGACACTAGAATTTATGGCAACAGCAACAGGTGGACCAACCTTATATGCTATAGTATGGTCATACCCTATTGGTACAATCTTAGAATTGGATGTGACTTATGTTAGCTTTTTCGATGGTAGTATTACTCACTATAGAGCTTGTTGGGAGATTATAGAATTTACAGCGAATTATGTATGTGCTGAAGCTGACGGTACACTTATAAACCCTACCCCGGTAACGTGTAAGAGCTGTACTATTCCACCTGGTGATGTGTGTACCACTACAACCCTAACAACACAACCACCTAACCCATATTGGTGTGTGGAAAAGTGTTGTGACGGTTCAATCTATAGAGTAGAAGTGAACTTCCCGTATGATTGGACGGCTATCATATCTGGTATGGTTCCAGGAACGGTGTTTTTGGCTCAATCATGGAATAATTTAAATGGTACTGGGTTACAAGAATGTTATAAACTAATTGGTCCACCATGTAGTGGTTCTCCTTTAATTACTTTGTCCCCACCAGTGTGGTCCACCCAACCAGGAGCTATTGATGGTTGTAATCTTTGTCTGACACAATATGAATGTAACCAAGTCGGGGATATATACCAATGGTTCCCACCAACCTTACCACCACCAGCTGGACAACCGGTTGATACTGGGATGAATGGTGATTTATGTCTTTGTACCACAACCTCAACCACGTCAAGTATATACGGTTGTACAGACCCAACAGCATGTAACTATGACCCAACCGCAATTATTGATGATGGTTCATGTATTTTACCTGACGGTTGTACAGATAGTCAAGCATGTAACTATGACCCAAATGCGATATGTGATGATGGTTCATGTGTAGCACTTGTATACGGTTGTATGGATGGTGGAAATTGTGTAGGGACAAATTGTCCAAATGCGGGCAGTTGTACTAACCCCACTGGTTGGTTTACGTCACCTTACCCTGGTTGTGAAGCATATAACTACTATGCTGGTGCTCAAATAGATTTAGGAACTTGTTTTGGTTATTGTAATTGTTTAGACCCAAATGGTGCTAATTATAATTTCACTGGAGAAATAGGTGTACCACCACCATCGTTACCCACTATGATAAATGGGCTTTATATTGATTGTGCTGGTGCATTACAAATGAATATTAATACTTTGCAATGGAATGGGAATGTTGGGGATACTTCTTGTTGTGGTGCTATAGTGACAACCACTACAACAGTATGTGTATTTGGATGTACAGACGCTACCTCATTCAATTATGACCCATCAGCTACTTGTGAGGACGGTTCTTGTATAGCTTTTATTTATGGTTGTATGGATGGTGGTTGTTGTACGACCGGTATAGCACCAGACCCACTTGTTGGTGATACTTGTACTGGTGGGTTCTTTGGTGTATATGGGTTGTGTCCAATGGGTGGGCCAAATGCACCTTCATATAATTCACCGATAGGTCCTCCTGGAGCATCGAATTATTATCCTGGAGCTAATTTAGATGATGGGAGTTGTTTGTAAAATAAGATTAATTAAAGTATTTATATAAAGATATGGCATGTAATTTAACAGGTATAACAATTAGTATGGGTGGTGGGGTATCACCTTATAGTGTAAGTCTTTGTAACCAAGGATGTGAAACTGGGTGTAATAATGTAGCTACAACAAATTACGATTGTGTGTATTTTACAGCATGTTGTGGTACATACGGATTACAAATAATAGATGCTTCTGGATGTACAAGCTGTTCTGATTTGATAATCGATACTTGTTTTACTACTACTACGACCACAACCGCAGCTCCAGCTACTACGACAACTACAACACAACCAGGTACCACAACGACAACAACATACTCACCACCAACAACTTCTACATTATTTAGACCATGTGATGGTCAAAGTGGGTGTACACCTGGAAATATTATAACACCATCAATCGTAGGGGGTGGTGGTAGAATACAAATGACTATAAACGTCCAACCAACAGTCAGAGTTAAAGGAGCCACAATATCTAGTGACCCTATATATTCTGGTTATACCGACTCTAACGGAATTGAACACCAATCCTATCATGATTATGTGGTAAACAAATATTCTGGTACATTCACTTCCACAGGTCTAACATCTATGTACGTGGGACGAAAAATTACAAATAATGTGGATACTGAAATTTATTGTATTACTTTAAATGTAATAGAAAAGAAAAACCTAAGTGAATTAAGTAATAGTGAATTATTGCCGTCAGAACTAGGAGGTATCCCAACAGATATATCAACTTCAAGTGAGATAGTATTACATTCTACATGTGTATATGATAAAGCTTTAATACTAGCTGAAAGTACACAATGTAGTCCTAATTATGGTCCAGGTAATCTAGGTTATTGCAGTGGTAATATAACATCTATTAGTGTTCCTGCGTGTTCAGACCATGGTGTCGCTTATTATACACCTAGTAGTAACCAAAGAGCTATTCCTGGTGGTGTTAGTATTGGTACAACCTTAGTCCCACCATCTATGGGTGGTTCGGGTAGTGGTACTTTAGGGTGGTTAGCCTACGATAATACCGATGATAAAATAGTTGGTGTGACTAATAATCATGTTATAGGTTATAATTTTGCTTCAGCTGGGCTAAACGCGGACCCAATTAATTATCCTGGTATAGATTGTGGTTCTGCCGCTGGTGCAACTGCTAATGGTGGGTTACAAGGAGCAAATTGGTCAACAGGGTACGTAACACAACAACCTAGTTATCCTGATAATGGAAATTCAAGTGCGGGAGTACAGATGGGTTCAGTGAAAAGATTCCACCCACTATGTTATAACTACACACAAAATAAAGTAGACGCTGCACTTATAGAATTAACAGAAGAGCCAACAACAACTATATTAGGTCTAGCTTGGGGACCATACCAACACGCTACAACAGCAGAAGTAAATGGGTTGGTGGGGAGTTATGTTTATAAAGTAGGTAGAAGTAGTGGTAACATCTTAAGTGTGAGTTATCCTGACGTAGTAATAATAACAGTTAATGCTGCTAATATAAAATTAGGTAACCCTAATTTTATGTACGACCAACAAATATTATTCAAATCAGCTGGTGATGGTGACCCATCTCCTGGTGTCGGAGGTGATTCCGGTGCAGCGATTTTATGTTGTGTAGGTGGAGCATTAAAAATAGTCGGAATTAATTTTGCTGGTAATTACCCAAGGTATATGTGTTGTGGAGCTTCATCTGGAGATATAAATAGTATTTGGCCTAATGGGTTTATTGGTATTGCCAATCGTATAGATGAGGTAGAATCTAAATTAAACATTTCTTCATGGGATGGTTCTTTAGTGGTAGCTCCTACCTCATCTAATTATATAAAAGTTAATGACAAGTGTTACTATAATGCAGGAAGTACTACCAGACCTATACAACACACTATAGACGCTTCTTACACGGATTGTGCGTCATGTAATTCTTCTATTTGATAATCCATTTACTATAGGTAAAAACAATTTAATTTTATATAAAAAATATATATGATTTTTATCTGTGCACAACCAGACGTACCATACTTTCATTGGCAAATAAGAATGTTATTCTTTAATTTTGAGAAATTTGGGATTATTAAAAAATGTAGAGCTATATTTGGTTTAATGAATGGAGCTCAAGAACCAAGTGAAGGGTTAAAAAAGTTACTAAGAGACTACCCTGATAATATTCATTTTTATAAAGATACTAGAACAAATAGGTCGTACATCCCAAGTATTAAACCACACTTAGTAAAACACTATTTAAAGGAATACCCACAAGATGGTAAGTGTATATTCTTAACTGATTCAGATATTTTATTTAGGAAACTACCGGATTTTGGGTCAATGTTACTTGATGATATAAGTTATGTTTCTGAATGTCCTGGTTACATAGATTATAATTACATAAAAGGTTGTTGTGATAGGTATAAATCACAGCACCCACAACTAGGTGATATCGAATTATTGGAAGATATGGCAGATAAGGTTGGTGTATCAGTGGATGTAATAAAACAAAATAATAGTAAATCTGGGGGAGCACAATATCTTATAAAGGATACTGATTATCATTTTTGGCATAAGGTAGATATTGATTGTAATAGGATATATGACGCTACTAAGAAGTTTGGGGACAAACACCCAATTCCCGCTCACATACAATTCTGGACTGCGGAAATGTGGTCCATATTATGGAATATGTGGTATTTTGAAAAAGAAACAGCTTTACACCCTGAATTGGCTTTTAGTTGGGCCACTGACCCAGTTTCTAGATATGAAGAAAAAAACATATTTCATTTAGCTGGAATACTAGATGAGATGAAAGGAGAAAAGTTTTATAAGGGTGAATTTATTAATAAATGTCCATTCACAGAGTACAAAAATAACCCAGAAAAGTTCCAAAATTACTCACCAGATTTCGGTGCAATAAAATATGTAGAAGAAATAAAGCGATTCGTTGAGTCGAAACGACCTTACTGATTATTTATATATAAATAAATAATTACTTTATGGCCTATACAGGTAACGTACATGTTTCACTATATGCTAATCCAGATTACTGTAATCCGGGGGCTATATGGGCATCAGACCAAGAAAACCCACTACAACCAGGGGGTTCACTGACTTATATTTACAATAATGCTAGTAACGCATTTGGGTACCAACCACCATTTTTCGATGAAGGATATTACTTTATTGGTGATACAATAAAAATGTCTGGTGATACTGGAGGTGATGGTGGACTATATGTTTCCGCGGCAAATTGGAATACACTTAGGTTCGGTCAACCAGCACACTCCCAATTTGACCACGCAATACGTACCATGCATTGGTTAAAGGCCTGTGAGTATACTAATGGTTCCGCGTTTACCCACACGTTATCTGGGGTTACAAGTGGTGGTACCGGACCATATACTTACGAATGGGAACAACAAGCTTACCCATATACTGGAACTACTTTTAATCTAGCTACATTTGGTACCGCATACACTTCTAGTGATTCTTGGGGTGGTTACAGTGGTCAATCATACCAATTTGTTGGTACAGGGGATACCGTGTACGGATTTTTTGATAATACATACGCACAAACTTACAAAGGACCATCAAGGGTCAAATTAACTGTTACCGATTTTACTGGGGGTACAGCTAGTACGTTTATGTCCTTAAGTTCTGGATGTACAACAATGCCATGGTCAGCGGTAACAACAACCACAACAACCTCACCTCCGATAACAGGATATTGTTATACGATGAGAAATTGTTCAGCGAACGGTAATGTCGTACAATTTGACCAGATTTTATCAGCATCCACACTATTAGGTGGGAGTTATTACGAGGTCTTATCACCACCAAACTCTAATGGTATAGAACACTGTAGACAAATTATTAGTGGTTGTGGGCAAACTATAGGTTCTAACATCCAAGGGTTGGTGATTAATGGTCCTTTTAGTGGGTGCTGTGACCCTACATCTAGTGGGGTGTGTTCGGATTTGTGTCCAACAACTACAACCACGACATACAACCCCCACCTCACCACAACAACAAGTTCTACCACATTAGTACCAACAACCACAACTACAACAACATGTAAATTATTGTATAAGGTAGAACCATGTGTAAGTACAGGTGGGACGATTACAGTCGTTCTAACGGGTTCATCTTGTTTAGACATAACATTATCCGCTGACAGCTATTATCGTTTAGAGTCGGGATGGCCTGACTGTTCTACGGATTGTTATAGGGTAATTAGTGGGACAACCGGTTGGGGAGGTAGCCAAGCTACCATAATTGCTGGTGTATTTAGTTCTTGTACTCATTGTGACCAAGGATGGATAGGGGAAACAACAACGACAACAACCGCTTGGCCACCATTTACAACCACAACAACTTCACCAGTTACAGAAACTACAACTTGTAGTTATTATGAATCTGACGTTACAGTGCATGTGGTAACACAAAGTGCAAGGACAGCTAATGACGTAATGAATATATGGTCCATACTACCAAGTGGATTAACACATAGTCCGTACGATTATGACTGTCGTTTAAAATTAAAACCAGTTACTGGTTATAGTAGTTATAATATTAATTACAGTATAACTAGTGCTACTGGTAGTTGTGAAGGTTATTATAATGAATTAAATGGTGGGTTCTATCAAGGATTCTACAAATTACAAGGTTACCCATATGAGGTACTACCAACAAGAGTGGAGTGTGGATGGACGGTGGAAACCATTATTAGGCCTAGGTGTAATAATATATGTGATGGGTACACATTAAATGATTTGTTCCCAGAAAATAAAGGGATATTCTTTTATATGGGTACAAGAGCTGAGAATAAATTTAGGATACCCTATTCTGGAGAAAATTGTATAGAAACTTGTGAACCGTCTTGTTCCGGTGATTCTATAACACTACAAACTGCGGGATGTAGTACCCATACTGATAACTGTGGGAACGTACATGAAGATTGTGTTTCAGCTTCAACGTACCCTTACTATGTTGATTGTTGTAGTAATAATTTTGCTCTAATGTTAAGTGGTGATTGTGAAACAGGTTATAGGGTGGGATATAGGGCTTTATATTTCTCTGGTGGTTGTGTTGTTACGGGAACTACCGACGAAACAATACATTACGATAGATGTGGTCACCCATATAAAGTAGGTTCTGGTAACCCTAATTGTGGTACAGCTTTTACCTACATAACAGCATGTACTGTAGTAAATCGTTTTAGTGATGATATTATATGTGATTTTACCGGACAAACAGAAGCACCTTGGCTTTACGTTAGTGCTGTATTTGAAAGAGACTATTGTTGGGATTGTTGTGATTTAGAAAATAAAGGTGGTGTAAATGATTTAATACACGAACCGATACCTGGAGTAGATTCGGTATTTGGGTATAATGATATAGAACTACCTACCTATTTAAATTTTACAAAAAAATGGGTACAGGAAAAGAAATTTAGAATGGGTACATTAACAATTTATGTTAATGGTAGACCAGTTTTCGTGGATAGAAATTTTGAAGAAGTGATACCAAGACAACTTAATACAGCAAATCAATTACAAGTTGGGGTACCATTTAATATTAGTTGGGGTGGTGGTTCACAAGGTTTATTAGAATCTTTTAGGTTTGATGGTTGTGATGGTTGTGATATAATTGTGGATTCCGAGGTAGATTGTATAACAGAAAATTTTGCAGGGACATTTATGGGGGCAATATCACAGTTTAGGTATTATTTAAAACCTTTAGGTGTGGATGAAATACAACATAATTTCTTAGTAGAAAAAGATAGATATGGTCTTATAGACTGTCAGTGTGGTGAAACACCGTGTAACCAAGGAAGAGCGGTATACTATACTGAAGGTGATTCTGTTGACGTAATGTTAAACTTTCCAGTACCAACAACAGTCTTAGATTTTGATGGATTTGACACTTATATAGACGTTACGAAGCATGAAGGTATTAAATTTAAATCGATTTTAGTGGACAATGTAAGTGCATTTACCATCAAGAGATACCCCAATTCGGTAATTACTGATGTTATAGTAGAAACTTTACCGTTCTGCGTTGGGCCAAACGATATAGTGCAAATAATTATTAATAGAGTAGACACCAATAAAAAAGCGAGTGCTACATTAATAGGTAACCTATATAAGTAATGAGTTGTAATTGTAAAAATATAATAGAAGTTTTCCAAGGTGGGGACATACCCCTACCAACTACTTTCTATTCTAGCGTGACGTTAACTCAGTTATGTCACACTGTAGCGGGAACTAAAGACTTACTAAAAATGTTAAGTCTAGGAGCTCACCCATCCCCACTCAAAGTTGGGGACACCTATTGCATCTTTGAAAACATGCAAACATTTCATGCGGATGAATATATAAATCAAGGTGGTACTTTAGGTATAGATGGTGAACTAGTACTTTACGGAACAGACTTTGTATAAAAAATAAAAATAAGAAAAAATGCCAGCAATTATTAGAATCAAAAAAGAAGACCCTAGTGGTATAACAACACCACCTAGTGGCAACGCTACTATAATGGTAGGGTTTGACGTAGTATCAGGAATAGACTATAATGACCATATAACACTTAAACTTGATAATGGTACGTTAAAACGTGCAGGTCAATGGTTAATAGAAGATGATATAACAAATTCAGCTGGATTACCATTTGCTGGTAATGTTGATTTTAATGGGAATGTTACCATAGGTAATAGTTCTAGTGATAATTTAGCGGTTAGTGCGACATCAAGATTCGCTGAATACGCTACATTTGGTAAAGGGATATACGTCCAAAATGATATCGTACATTTGGGTGATACTGATACTAAAATAGCTTTTTCCACTAATTCTATTAATTTTTCTGCTGGTAATAAAACACACCTAACTCTTACAACAACAGCGATAGAAGCTAATAAAGATAATTTAGATATAGATTTTGTCATTAGAACTATAAACAGTAATGATACGTTTTATGTTGATGCCGCTAACGACAGTGTCGGTATAGGGACATCATCACCTGGAGTTACTAGTATACTGGATGTTTCGTCTACAACAAAAGGAATGTCAGTACCTAGAATGACTACGGCTCAAATGAACTCAATAGTAGGCCCAACAGCGGGGATGGTTGTTTATGCAACAGATGGTGGTACCGGTAACGGTAAATTAATGATTAAAACTTCGGCATCTTGGGAGACAATAACATCTAGTTAATAATAAATAATAATGATACGTACTTCTTCTTTAGTTAGTGTAAAATATTTGAATCAGGCTTTTAAAAGTCTGAATGGTTTATATTTGCCTACATCCGGAGGGACAGAAACCGGTCAAGTGTATTTTTTAGAACCAATATACGCTAATCTAAGTGAGTCCCAAACACAAACCTACCCAATCACAACTGGTAGTACTGGTGTTGGTATTCCTGTGACTATTAGGTCATCTGTTGATAGTGGAAATAATAGAGCCTTTAGTGTATGGTCTAACGATTTTACTGGTACTACACATAATTTACAATTTGGGATTGATAGAAGTGGTGAGTTTAACATAGGGAATACTAATAATTTTTACCATCTAAACGCTAGTAGGGGTAGATTTGAAGTTAGAAGTAGTTTATCAGCATCAACATTTGTTGTTGATACTTTAACCGGGGCAAATAGGTACACAGTCACAGTCAATGGTACTGTTTCAGCAGCGACAGGGTACCAAACAGGTAATATAGAAGCTGCTATTGATAAGTTACACGATATTGGTAAAGTAGCTATAAATCAAGGAAATTATAAGTATTCTCTGGAATCAGGGGATATTATGGAAATACCAAAAAATAACATACTAACACATAATACAAGTCTAGTTGGAGCTTTTGATGTGGGAGCGGGAGTACTAGTATTAGGTGCGGGAGCATATTTAGACCAGATAGCTTGGTAAAAAGACACAATTAAATGATATTTAATATATAAAGGACATATGGGAGCAATTAAATTTACAAAAGAAGCGTTTAGCGGAATTACAACACCGAGTCAGGCCAGCCAACTTACAATGTTTGTGGGTAATGGTAACGATAATGGGTTAGACCAACTCTATTTTAGAACATCTGATGGTACAAATGTTAGAACCATGACAATGGCTAACAATAGTGATGGTGTTAAGATAGAAGACTTAACAGATAATTCTGATAAAAAAGTAACACAAATTAAAGGTGGTTATATAAAAATGACTGGAGCTACAAATTCTGGAATGACTTCTGGGATTAGTATGACATTAACGTGGAGTGGGATGACATACGAAAAACAATTCAAAGGTCAGAAGTTGTATTCAGGTGTTACATGGGCTTCAGCTACCAGATATGTTGTAGGTGATATTGTTTACGCTGAAGATGTCTCAACCAACAAATGGAATTATGGTGCGAAGGTAGGAACTTATTATAAGTGTTTATTAACTCACTGGTCATCAGAAAATCCAGGAGTAGAGGGAAGTGTTAGAGCAGGTGAACACACAACTAGTTGTTCTAATTGTTTCCCAGGGATTTATGATGGTATGAGAGACCAACAAGCGAACCCACCACAAGTTTGGGAGGTAGTAAGTAAAGTTGGTTTTGCTATAGGAGAACAAGCCATCCGAGAGATGACAATTGACCCAGGACCATATACTATGACTGGAAATACAGTACAAGTAACTGGTTGTACAGATAATACAGCTCTTAATTATAATCCATTTGCACTTGCTGATTGTGGTGGTTATAGTTACGGCCCAGGTAACCAATGGAGTTGGGCTTATAACAATTGTTGTCAATACAGTGCTTCAACAGGAACAACAACAGGAGCTACATTTGGTATTTCAGGTTGTACAGATACGGTCGCAATAAATTACAATCCATTAGCTACATTTGGATGTTGGGGTTCAACAACTTTCTCAGGAGAAGGTGGTAGTTATAACGCTTACGCAGACCAAATAGCAGCATTCGGTGCTAATTGTTCAGGGGCTACCTCGTATCAATTTACACAAAATTGTTGTTGTGATTATAGTGGTAATACGGGAATGACTACTTGGGTATCGTCAACTGGTATGACAGCAACTACACAAACATGTCAATTATCAACACAAGATATTTTACCTTGTACAAATGGAGGGTATATTTCTATAGGGGGAGGTTATCCGTTACTTCCACCAACAAGTAATATTAGTCAGTTTGCGATTAAAGCAGATAATATACAGATTGGAAAGACTTCGCCCTGGAATCCAACAAGCTCTCTTAGCATGAATGCTGGGGTAATTGTAATGACCGTTAACAGTCCGAGCCCTACTCAACCTAATGGTATGGTAAAGATAACAACAGATGGATACCCATCAACACCTTTATTTTGTATTACCTATCCTGTGAATGTAACGTATACTAATGACCATCCTACGTCACCAATAGGAAGTATAAGTTGGACCGAAGATTATATATATGTTAAAACACAGGCTGGTTGGAAAAGAACAGCCTTAAGCTCATTCTAAAATGGAATTTTTTGTAAGAAAAAATAGTAATGAACCGATACTGAAGATGCAATTGATTCAGGATGGGAGAAGTGACTTTAAACACTTTCATGATAAATTAGCGAATGCTGATATTCGTTTTTCAATGAGGGATGTTGAGAATGGAGCTTATGTACTTTTAAATAAAGCTGCAGGAATAGTCGCTAAAACTACTATACATGAAACAGACCCACCAGAGTATTACATTTACTATAGATGGCAATCTAGTGACACAGAATTTACAGGTAGGTACCAAGGACAGTTCGCTATTAAATTTATAGAAGATTGTTCAGAATTAATAGTTCCGGTAAGGGACGATTTGTTTATTAATATTAATGATAGTTTTGTGGAAAGCAACTGCTCCTGTTAATTGACGTATTGAAGTTATTGTGTTATACTTACTGAGTATAATGAAATAACCAAATATGAATCCCACACCAAAAGAAATAGAAGAATTTTTACAAGGTAAAGACCCTGAAAAGTATATTGTCGCTGTAGAGTATGGTTGGAGAACCAATAAAATCTATAAAGTAATAGAAGACCCTGAACACGGTAAGAAAATAATTTCAGATACCTTTATCCCGTTTTGTTGGGTTGGTGACTTAAAAGATAAGAATTTTTATAGGGGTAACAAACAACAACAAAAAGAGGCCATATCCAAATATGGAATAGTTATTGAGAAGTTGGATACCCATGGGAACGAAAGGTTAGAACAAGGACTTACATTTTTAGTTAAATCCACAAAGACATATAGGGATTTAGTCTCATTTTTTAAACAAGGTGGTGTGGACCCTTGGGCAAAGGAAAATAGAGATTCAATAACATTACTAACACCAGTAGAACAATACCTTATACAAAAACAAAAAAGATTATTTAAAGGCTTTAGTGATTATGATGAAGTACATAGGTTTATATTTGATTTAGAAACAACATCTTTAGACCCTAAAGATGGTAGAATCTTTATGTTCGGTATGAAGGATAATAGAGGGTTTGAAAAGGTTGTGGAAGCCATTGACGATGAAAGTGAAAGAAAAGGAATCATAGAATTTTTTGATACTATAGACAAACTAAAACCCTCAATAATAGGTGGGTACAACTCATCCAACTTTGACTGGAATTGGATATTCGAAAGAGCTGAGATTCTAGGTCTAGACATAAAAAAAATAGCAAAAACATTAAACCCAAATACCCCTATATCGATTAAATCAGGGATGTTAAAATTAGGAGCTGAAGTAGAAGATTATAACCAAATAAAAATATGGGGGTACAATAGTATTGATGTAGCACATTCGGTAAGGAGAGCTCAAACCATTAATTCAGACATAAAAAGTTGGGGACTAAAGTATATAACAGAATATATTGGAGCTAGTAAACCTAACAGGATTTATCTAGAAGGGGATAAGATTGCTTCGACATACAGAGAAAATAAAGAATTTTATTTAAACCCAGAAACTGGGGTGTATAAAGATATTGACACACCAGGATTGGAAAATCTACAAATGAGATTTCCTGATAAATATAAAAGAGTTAATGGTGAATATATCGTAGAAAGGTACCTTATGGATGATTTGTGGGAAACCCAAGTTGTTGATGCCGAATATAACCAGGCTTCATTTTTATTAGCTGGACTAGTACCAACAACATATGAAAGGGTATCTACAATGGGTACAGCGACATTATGGAAAATGTTAATGTTAACTTGGTCGTACGGTAAAGGTTTGGCTATCCCTAAGAAAAAAGAAAAAAGACCTTTTGTTGGTGGTTTATCTAGATTGTTAAAGGTTGGTTACGCGGTTAACGTACTTAAATTAGATTTTAGTTCTCTATACCCCTCCATACAATTAGTTCACGATGTTTTTCCAGAATGTGATGTTACGGGGGCTATGAAAGGGATGTTAAAATATTTTAGAGATACTCGTATCATGTATAAAAATTTGGCATCAAAACACTACAAGAGTGACCCAAAACTATCGAAATCGTTTGGAGCTAAACAACTACCAATAAAAATCTTTATTAACTCTATGTTTGGTTCATTGTCAGCACCACAGGTCTTCCCTTGGGGTGATATGGATATGGGTGAAAAAATCACATGTACTGGTAGACAATACCTAAGACATATGATTAAATTTTTTGATGACAGAGGTTACGAACCATTAGTGTTGGATACGGATGGTGTGAATTTTTCAGCACCAGATAACGTATCGGAATTAAAATATGTAGGGAAGGGGTTAAATGAACTTGTAGTGAAAGATAAAGAATATTTGGGTACCGAGGCACATGTAGCTGAGTATAATGATTTATTTATGAAAGACGAAATGGGGTTAGACACTGACGGTGTTTGGCCAGCAGCTATAAATGTAGCGAGAAAAAATTACGCATTATTAACGGATACTGGTGGTGTAAAGTTGACAGGTAATTCCATAAAATCTAAAAAACTACAAGGGTATTTGGAAGAGTTTATAGATAAAGGTTTAAGGTTACTTTTAGCTGGTAAAGGTCAAGATTTTATAGAATATTATTATGAACATTTTGAAAAAATATACAATAAACAGATACCATTAATTAAAATAGCCAATAAAGCTAGAATTAAATTAAAAATACCAGATTATAAAAAAAGGTGTTTACAGGTTACTAAGTCTGGAAACCCTATGTCTAGACAAGCACACATGGAATTAGTTATTAGAGAAAATGTACAGGTAGATTTAGGACAAACAATCTATTATATAAATAATGGTACAGCTATGTCTCATGGTGACGTACAAAGAAAAAAAGCTAAAGATGGTAGTGTAGAAATTTTATTAAGGTGTTATTTGATAGATAAAGACGAATTAGATAAAAATCCTGAATTGACGGGGGAGTATAACATAGCTAGATACATTAATGTATTTAATAAAAGAGTGGAACCATTATTAGTTGTTTTTCACCCTGATGTTAGAGAATCTTTATTAGTTAAAAAACCAGAAGATAGACAATTTTTTACTAGTAAACAATGTGAATTAATAAAAGGTATACCTAGAAGAGAGTTTGACCAAGATACGTTCGAAGAGGTAATGAGTGTCTCTAAAGAAGAAAAAATATTTTGGGATAAGATGGGGTTGTCTGAAGACTCGTTCTTAGAAGTAATAACTAATTAGACTCCTTAATTCCGTCAGAAGATAAAATATACCAGTTATTTTCATGGTGAACCAGTTCTACACTACTCTCCTCACCTAATTCAATCTCCGACCATTTTTCGTCGATTAAACCACTTAAAGGTTTTACCATGGTAGTGGTCATGGATTTTATGTAAATCCTACCATTTTTCTTATCATCTAACAATATTGTGGCACCACTTCCTTTGGTTATAATATAGTCTTCACCTTCAGAAGTATGTTCCCCACTAATAACTTTAGTAACCTTATTTTGGTTAAAATTAATAACATCTTTTTTTAGTAACTCTATAAGTCCTATAGCTAGATATTTGTATTTTACGTTTCTAGGTGTTACCCCATCTAATTCATAACTTACAAAATCTTTAAGACCTAGGTCCTCCACCTCTTCCGCAATATACCCAAAGTCCTCCTCACCTGTTTGTTTGTAATTGAAAAGCTTAGGTTCTAATAATAATAAATTATCTAAATTAGAAAAAGTGTGTGGTTCTATGTTAGTTTTAAACCTTCTAGAAGACACAGTAATTCTAACATCACCATTACTTTCTAGTGTCATATCGTCTTGAGCTGTACCAGTCCTTACCGATGTTGGGTTTATTTGTATTGAAGACCTACCACTTAGTACCGGGGCCATATTAACAGCGAGTACTGTGGTTACACCTGTATGGATACCAGCTACCTCAGTTAATCCACTTGTTGTTTCGGTTACACTAAAATTATAAGTTTCACCACTAAAATAACCCACACTTAAATTATCACCCATATAGGTGGACCCTGACATGATAGCGGTTGTACCACATCTTTGGTATATTTGTCTTGAAAAATCTGCTTTTGTTCTGAATGCCATTATATCACGTATATACTTCCCGGATTCATAGGTCTGTACCCGAGAGATTTATTTAAATTTTCAGCTTCTGAAGCCTTACGTTCCAACATCTTGTCATTACGTAATCTTTCTAATCTTGCCATAAGCTCCTCAATTAATTTTGATTTCTCATCCTTAGCTTCAGTAAGTAATGTGTCCCAATCCATGGTTAAATCAGCGTCAGGTACCTTTAAAGCACCCTGGTACTTACCCCTAACCCTACCAAGTGTTTCTTTACACATCGCAAAGAAGTAACGTCTTACCCATGCTCTAGCTGGAGCATTTAACTCATTCCATTGTATGTCATCAATAGGTACATCAGAAGGTAATCTCACCACATCAGGATTGTCACTTAAACAGTTATCTCTATCAGTACAAGTTTCATAATACCAATACCAAACCTTAGATTGGTTTCTTTCCATATTACCGAAATCAAATCTACCACCTGGAGTGGAATATAGATGTAAAAATTTAGTACCTTCAGGTCCTGCTGTTATTCTATAAGTTAAGTCACCACCGATTAAACGATTTTTAAGGTTACGGTCACCCATCCTTAATAGGATATCGAAAGCTGGCATCATATAATAAGACCCCATAACACCCATCTGGGCTCCACCCATTCCACCACCTTGACCAATACCACCCATTCCACCAAACCCACCAAGAAACGGGTCAATCATCATACTATCAAGTTCGGCCCTAGCAAACCATAAAACTTCATTCACTTCTCTACATTTTGGTATTTGGTAAATTTGTTGTCCTGGAGATAACATAACAAAATCTTTTTTTAATTCCCACGGTCCCCCAGCCTGTAAACCAGCTATCTTAGAATACGCGTAAGTAAATGAGGTTTCAAAATCTAAACTTCTGGTTAGGAATGCCGAAGCTAAATCTACTTCACTAACATTAATACCAGCTACCCCAGCCCATTGATTTTCTATCAACCAATCCTGTACATACATCCCATAATCTAAAATAGATAAATCTAGTAGAGTGTCCATCATCTCCTCCTCCAATTCAATACCCCTTATAGGAGCACCTAATAAATGCTTTGCTTGGGTATATAATCTATTTCTTGCTGTACTATCGATATTAGCCATATTAGTTGTTTACTAATAAATATCTAAAGTGTTTGGATTTCCGATAGTATCTCAGTAAATATGTCTTCTTCGGGTATATTGTCACCCATAACCGTATCTATTACTCGTTTTTTGTTTGCGAGAATATTATAAATTACCCTCTCTATCGTATTATCAAATATTGGGTAAAAACAAGAAACATTCTTTTTTTGGCCTATCCTAAATGCTCTATCTTCTGCTTGGGAATGGTCAGAAGGAACAAATGATAAATCATTCATTATTACCGCTTCAGCAGCTGTCAAAGTAATACCCACCCCACCAGCTTTAATGTTGGATATGAATATTTGGGTGTTTGGGTCAGTTTGGAAAGAATCTACACTTTTTTGTCTATCTTCTTTACTCATTTGTCCGTATAAAAGGACAGAATTTTTTTCATACCTCCTACCTAATTCCAGTAAAGGGTCAGTAAAGTTACAAAAAACAATTACTTTTTTTTCTTGCTCTATAGCTTGGTCAATAAGTTCACAGGTATAGTCTAATTTGTTCCAAGCTAGTATTTGTCTAATTTTTGTTAATTTAGATAAATGAACGGTTATACTTTGGTTAGAAGTTCTGGTATTCCAATCCAGATACTCACCGACCTCCTTTTCATAATCTTTAGATTTTAAATCTAGATATATTGGTGTTATAATTTTGTCTGGTAAATCTAACACATCTTCCTTTAATCTTCTTAATACTTTATTATTGGTCCTATCTCTTAATTCTTCTAGATTAGAGGCCCCATTAACGTTCCATATTTTTCTACCACCGTGAGCTCTAAATTGTCTACCTTCACAGTACCTTAGTACATAAGAACGCCAGTTTGCGGAAACCCTACTGCCTACTATTTTTAGTAAGTTATAGTAATTAATTGGTCTTGATGTCATAGGTGTACCACTAAGTAACCATACGTGTTGTACTTTTTTACAAATATCATTAACTATTTTACTTCTTTGAGCTTTTCCATTAGAAATGTAGTGGGCTTCATCTATTATGATTAAATCAAAATCTTCTTCCAATATCTGACTCGTAACTACCTCATCTTTTTTAGGTATAGAGTGAAAGTTTTTTAATATGTCATAATTTATTATTATGTATTTTGATGACTGCCATTTCTTACCCTCAACCAGTGATATTGAATCATCACTGTAGTTCCTAATCTCCCTTTCCCAGTTAATTTTTAATGAAGCTGGACATATTACTAATATTTTTTTAAATTCTTTAACTATAGAGGCGATTACAGCTGAAGTTGTTTTACCAAGACCCATATCGTCAGCTAGGATATATTTTTCATTCGCTACTAGTTTTTCTATAGCTTCTTTTTGGTGTATAAAAGGTTCTCTATGTTTAAATGGTTCATAATCCACATCTATAGGTTTTGATGTGTCTGAAACTATTTGTGATTTAGGTACCCATAAACAATTTAGTGTGTCAGCTGAAAACACTTTACCATATACGTGGTAAGCTTTATCTGTTTGAGTTAGAAGTTTTTCTATGTATAATTCTTTTGGTTTGTATGTTAGTAGTCTGGTTTCTTGTAACTGCTCACCAAAATAAGAATCTATCTCTACCCATTTTTTCGCTACTTTTGGTGTTGTTTCGTGGTGGGTAAGTATGTAATCTCTTTGACCTGTCCCCATCTTCCATCTACTATAGGTAAAAAGGTTTTTCTTCATCTGTAAGATGTAGTTATTAGCACCACTATACTCCTTTAAAATAGCTAGCGCTTTATGTTCCGGTATATTACTATCTATAGACATATCCAAGTATAACTAATCAAGACTAAAAAACAAACTATTTATAATATAGATAAATTTAATTATGGAACAAAAGAAAATACCAATTAAAAGATTAAACAAGTTTTTTTCTAAAGAAGATTTTGATATTAATATCGATATGGGTAAAGAATATGTTGATGGTGATTTAAATTTTACTTTAGTGTTGTTTAGGGTTGATAGAAAAAAGAGTGATGTTGATGCTGTGTATGCTGAATCAGGACCAGAGGAAATAAGGTTTTTTCCACCTGTAGAGTTTAATGTGGGGTCCCTAAAGATTGATACACCTAAAAACACTTCATACGCGGATGGTTTAGTGGAGTATAAAGAATCCGGAAATTTAACATTCTCTGTTTATGATAAACATTTAAAAGAATTGTCCATCAATATTAGTTATGGTGATTATGTGGGTTATCCAGAAAAAGAAGATAGGGTGAGATATTTTGTGGTGGCGGATGATGGTAGAATACAAAATGATAATGCACATACTATGGGTGGGTATAAAGCTTTTTTTAGAAGTATTATTTGTACCCCAGTATCAGAAAACGAATTTAAAGGAATATAATATGTTACCAAAAAAAGTTAAAAAAACATTAAATCCGTACCCGACAGTTAAGGGACAAAACGAATACCCTCATGGGTATGATGGTAGAACTACGCCAAAAAGAAGACAACAATTAGCAGAGTTTATACAAGATGACGGTACTTTCTTACCAAAAAGTGTGTTACACGAAGATTTAGATTTAGGGATGTTAGAATTCGTTAAAGATAAATTAGAGTCGACAATCAATGGTAAAGAGATACCAGTAATAGACAGGATTCTAACAGCTCAAAGATGGGGTGAATTTACACAGACTTGGAAATTTTCTGATTTAGATAAAAATATTAAGTTACCTTTTATATCGGTAGTTAGAAGACCAGATGTTAATTTTGGTAGTAATCCTTCATTAAAGTACACCATACCTAATCGTAAACAATTTCATTACGCAAAAGTCCCAACATGGGACGGACAAAGAAAAGGGATGGATTTGTATAAGATACCACAACCGGTACCTGTAGATATTGTTTACGACGTAAGAGTTATTTGTAATAGGATGAGAGAAGTTAATTTATTTAACAGGGTTGTTATGCAAAGGTTCACTTCACGACAAGCCTACACTTTTGTTAAAGGGCACTACATCCCGATAGTATTGGAAAATATAACAGACAGTTCCCAACTAACAGACTTAGAAAGTAGAAAATTCTACAGTCAAACCTACCAATTCCAAATGCAGGGATTTTTGATAGATGAAGATGAGTTTGAAATAAGTCCAGCAATCAGTCGTACATTGACATTATTTGAGGTAAACACAAAAGTACATAAGGGAGAAAAACACAAAGTCCCAGAAAGTGATAACCCAAAAACAATATATATTGGGTTGAGTTTTGGTGATAATATAACTACGGCTTATTACTTATTTGATTTTACTTGTAAAATAGACATAGATGAGGCCTCAAACATAGGTGTAATAAACAATGTTTTTATTAAACCACAAGGTGGTGCTCAAATAGGGGTTAGTTTACCATTATATATAAATTCTGGTGATTTACTACAAATGGACATAACTAAAAGTGATATTACGGAAGATGCTTTACAGAGACTTAAAGTCACTTTAGACTAATAATCTCCGTATACATCTTTTTTTTGTTCACATTTTTCAGATATGAGTTTTTCTACAAAAGCAAACATCTTTAGACCGTGTTTATCACAATACTCTTTTAGGAGCTTGTGAACCCTAGGTTTTATTTTAATATTTTTTGTTCTTATCGTCTTCAAATCTAACATTTTTTAATAAGTATGAAAAAAGTATTATTTAATTCCCACTTATTAGATATTATCCTACTTTAAGACGGTTTTTTTGAATTTTGTTCAATATTTATCTAAAGTAGAATTAAATTTTTAGACAAAAAACAAATTAAATGGCAAGTAACAGTAATAGAGTATTCGTATCTCCAGGTGTGTATACCTCGGAAAAAGACTTAACATTCGTAGCACAGAGTGTTGGTGTAACAACATTAGGTTTAGCAGGTGAGACTTTAAGAGGTCCAGCTTTTGAACCTATTTTTATAACTAATTGGAGTGAGTTCTCATCTTATTTTGGTGCTACAAGTGCTGAAAAGTATGTGGACACAACATTCCCAAAGTATGAGTTACCTTACATAGCAAAGAGTTATCTAACCCAATCCAACCAGTTATTCGTAACTAGGGTATTGGGTTACACTGGTTATGATGCAGGTCCAGCGTGGCAATTATGTACACAAGGGGCTGTAGATTGTAATTCAGTAACTGGTCTAACATGTTCAGCTAGTTCGGTTTCATTTGTACTTTCAGGTTCACCATGTACAGTGGTAGGATTAAGTGACGGTAAAATTTATACTGGTATAAATGAATGGTTATGGATGTTTAGTGGTGGGTCTTCAACAGCTGGAGACTATTCTACGAATCTAATCGCTAGAAGTATAGATAATAACATACCATTAGCTGATGGGGGAGCAACATCATTAAGAAAAGAAATAACTGCTTTCTTTGATGAGTTATGTAGTGAAGCTAGTCACCCAGGAGGTTTCGACCCTTCAGTATCTGGTGACCCAGCAAATTATCCAAACCAACCAATTAATTTACCGGGTACACCCCAATACGATAAATTCGTTAGTGCTGCTACAGCCTCTTACACTTTTGGTTGTACATCATCAGGTGATAGTTTAGAAGAAGTATTCCAAGGTGGTGGTATGAGTCCTTACTATAGTGGTGTTACTGCTCAGAACGCTCTTAGTACTAACTGTGACGATTGGTGTTCAACAGCATCCGAACCATGGTTATACGGGTTATTTAATTATAATTCGGATAGTAATTACGACGGTATAGGGTTTAATATGTCTGTTTCCGGAATGACTGATGGTAGTTGGTCTGGTTCAACAGGTATATTCTCAGGTACAGTACAGTTCTCAACATGTGCATTCTCTGGACATTCATTTAAAGATTTTGATGGAAAGACAGTAGCGACCTTAAGGTCTCGTGGTCTTAGTAGTCTAGATTCTGGTGGTCCAGTATATGAAGTACCTACAAACGCTGCTTGGGCACACCCAAAATATGGTGGTGGAGCTGGAAGTCCAGGTATCTCTAGTACAGGTGTAACGTATAATTGTACAGGTGGTACATATAACGCATCACAATCTAACCCATTCGCTTCGTTTGGTTTGGATGTTATGAATGATGATGGAACTAATTTTGCTTTTAAAGTTTCTATGGGTCAAGGAAACGCTGATTACCTACCAAGAGTGTTAGGTAGAGCTCCTTTTGATAAAGATAGAAAAGAAGTCCCAATTTTTGTTGAAGAAATATACCCAAATTGGTTAACACACAGTTATAATCAAGGTAAGATTAAAGGAATAAGATGTGAGGCATTGTTTTCACCATCAGTACAAGAAGGTGGTTCCAACTCTATGGGGTACTACTTAGAAGAATTCCAAACACCAGCTACACCATATGTTGTTTCTGAATTAAGGGGTACAAATGTGTATGACCTATTTAGAGTTATTACAATACCTGATGGTGACGCAGCTAACACAACAGTTAAAATATCTATAATTAATATAAGTCTAGAAAGAAGAGAGTTTGATATACAAGTTCGTGATTTCTATGACACAGACGCAAACCCGATAGTATTAGAAAAATACACACGTTGTAGTATGAACCCAACACTTAACTCTTATGTGGCTAAAAGAGTAGGTACATCTAATGGGGAGTACGAACTTCTTAGTAGGTACATTATGTTACAAGTAGCTGACTATCATGAAGATGATGATACTAGATGGAACGCGGTACCAGAAGGGTTTAAAGGTTACATAACTAGAGCTAATGGTTGTGATGGTGTTTGTCCGATATATAAAACCCACTACGACCAACCAGGTGAATTAGTTCAGGACCCACCATTTGCAGCACCAACATATAGTTCAGGTGATAAGTTTAGAAGGATATATCTTGGGTTCTCAGATAATATGGGGATAGATAGTGACTTCTTACAATATAAAGGTAAACCGATGCCAGCTAACGGTAATCTATGTACAAACCAGACATTAAATGATTGGTCGATGCTTTGTAAAGGTTATCATATGGATAGTGGAGCAACAGTTGTTAAATTCACTTCTCCAGCTCCAGCAAGTATAACTGGAACATCGATGTTTGAAGTTGGTAACGCTTCTTTAGCTACAGAACCTACACAGTCAAACCATCCATACTATAACTTATTCTCACGTAAATTCACGTTCTTACCATATGGTGGGTTTGATGGATGGGATATATACAGAAAAACAAGAAGTAATGAAGACACTTACATGTTGTCACAAAGTGGATGGAACTACGGGGCATGTTCAACGTCACAATATCCAAACGCTTCAGGTTGGGGTATATTTAGAACTAGAGGAACAGATGCAGCGAATACAGATTACTACGCTTATTTAGACGCTATCAATACATTCCAAAACCCAGAAGCTGTGAACATAAATGTATTCGCTACACCAGGTATTGACTACATTAACCATAGTAACTTAGTTGAAGAAACTATAGAAATGATAGAAGCTGATAGAGCAGATTCGTTATATGTTACTACAACACCAGACTATAGTATGAACGCTAATACGTTTAATGTAACTAATATTGTACAACCACAAGAAGCTGTAGATAATCTAGACGCTACAGGGATAGATTCAAACTATACAGCAACTTACTATCCTTGGGTACAACTTAGGGATAATGATAATAATGTTCAGTTATATCTCCCACCAACGTATGACGTAATGAGGAATATAGCATTAACAGATAATATAGCCTTCCCATGGTTCGCATCGGCAGGTTATACAAGAGGTATAGTAAACGCGGTTAAAGCTAGAAAGAAATTGACTTTAGACGAGAGAGACATATTATACAAAGGTAGAATCAATCCAATCGCTACTTATTCTGATGTGGGTACTATAATTTGGGGTAATAAAACACTACAAGTTAGAGAATCAGCTTTAGATAGAATTAATGTTAGAAGATTGTTACTACAAGCTAGAAAATTAATATCGGCAGTAGCTGTTAGATTACTATTCGAACAAAATGACGAACAAGTAAGAAACGAATTCCTAGATTTAGTTAACCCAATTTTAGACTCTATAAGAAGAGAAAGGGGATTAACGGACTTTAGAGTTGTACTTTCGGATGACCCATCATTGATAGACCAAAATACCCTATCAGGTAAAATATATATCAAACCAACAAGGTCATTAGAATTTATAGACATAGAATTCTTAATAACACCAACAGGTGCTAACTTTGAAGATATATAAAAGAAAGTAGGGCTTAGGCCCTCTTTCTTATTAATTTATATTTATTTGTAAACAAAAAAGAAATTATGAAAGATTTTAAGTACTCAAAAGAGGAAATTGTAGAAAAAACTAGTGGAAAATTACAAGAAGGTGAAAAAACGTTCTCCGACTTACCACAAAATATTGTTGTAACTGAATCACAATTTGAAAGATTAATGGAACAATGTTTAGGTGGTCCAGAAGGTTTTGCTAATTTAGATGGTATGATGATGGACCCTAACGGAATGGAAGGTGGAGACAATGATGGTGAAGAAATGGTTGATGACACAATTGTTTTGAGTCTAGAAGAAGAAGACGAATTAGATGAAATAGTGAATGAAGCTTACAGTTTAATTAGTGAAGCTATAAAAACTGAAAAAATCACACTTTTAGAGCAAGGACAATACAATAGAGACCCTGGAGTTGCAGCTGGAGAAGGTATAGAAAATATAATTAACCATGTTAAAAAAGCGTGGGAATATATTAAAGACCCATCAACAAAACAAAAACTAGAAAATAGTATAGTAAAACTTTCTAATTTTATGACAAAGACTGCAGAACTTATGGGTGCTGGAAAAGACCAAAGAGGTGTAAGACCAGACTCAGATATTCTACAAGACATACCTTATCCTGAACATGAAACGGGTTATATGGACAATGATGAAATGTTAGAGTCTATGGTAGATGATGGTTCTGATGAAGATATGGGAGAAATGTATGGAATGCATGACGAAGATATGGACGGTATGGAAGAAGATATGGAAGAAGGTAAAAAACCTAAACCAGATTACTTAGACTTAGATGGTGATGGTAACAAAAAAGAATCTATGAAGAAAGCAGCTAAAGGAATGTCCGAATCTGTAGAAAAAGAAATAAAACTAATGAGTGAACAATGGCAAAGAGTAGTTGGAAATGCAGTTGGTACAGCCTTTGGTACAGCTTTAGCTAGTAAAGCGAGTGATAAAATTGGTCTAGGTGAAGACGATGAAGAGTTAGGGACTGGTATCTCAGATGACGAAGGTGAGGGTATGGAATACGCTTCTCCAGAAAGTGAAGCTGGTTTAAAAAGAGCCGTTGATGGTGGAGAATTTTATGAAGAACATGGAAATAGTGCTGAGTTTTACGAGGTTGATATGGACATGAATATGGAAGGAACTGAAATGGATGTAGAAGACGAAGAAGAAGGATTACCTTCTGGAGATGACGGAGCTACAGATAATTCAGGAGCACGAACATAAAAAAAATATAGTTATAATAAAAAAGACCCTTATGGGTCTTTTTTTTTTTAAAGAAGTTTTCCGCCGTTATATAGAAATAGGATAAAAATCATTGGAGCAAAGAAGGGGGCTTTTATAAAATGTACGACCACATATAGATTAAAACCAGACCCTACCTTTCTACACATTCTTTCATATCTAGAATTAGTTAATTCTCCATTTTTTACTAGTTCTAATAACCTATTGTTATATCTTGTGTTTATGTCACACATGTCTTGATATAGTTCATTTTTATTCATTTCGATAAAAACAATCATTAGAAGTATTGAGATGATGATGTATCCTATTAAGTAGTCCATTTTTTTTTATGTTTTAAGGGTTATATTATATTATACGTTACTTTTTGGTGTTAGGTTACTAAATTTTGTGAATTTTCCACACTTCCTCATTTCTTTTTATTATGTAGGTACCTCTAGGTAGGTCAAAGTAAGAACAATTATATCTCCTACCTAATAAGTCATGGATAGTCTCTCCATTAAAATAAATATTAGGGTTGTACTCAGTAGACTCTTCCGACTGGTCTTCTACTATACTCGTGACACCACCCACACCAACAGTTAGACAAAAAGTATCTCTAGTGAAATATTGTGGTGGAGTAATCATAATTCCGGTAGAATCGTATACACAAGACCAATCAATATAGTAACCACATGTTACCACACAGACTTCAAAGTAGAGTCCAGTTGTAGGCCATGTGTACCAGTAACCCCCACACCCACCAATAGATAAACAACTATCAATTAAAGTACCATTAACTGGGTCTTTAATAATCCAGACGGTCCAACACCCAAACGGGTCCCAATCTGGGTTGTAAGTGTTGGTGTTCCAAGAATCGAATAAAATCGTATTAGGTGGGTACATACCAGTTGTGTCGACCCACCAGTCGTAATGTGATTGATATGGTGATGGTGGAGGTCCAACGGGTAGATTATTAACTAAAGTAAAATCATATATGTCAAAATAATTGGTGTCGTTATTAGATACAAATACCCCAGGCCAATAGTTGTCGTGTGTTATTACCCTGTAATGGGTTAATCCACTTGTGTCCCCACCTAAGTTTGTAAAAACAACAGTATCGTATGTGAAATTCATAGTAAAACTACCATTAGGGTTCAAAGTACTTAAAGGACTCTGTCCTAAAGGTACCCAACCGAAGGTAGAGTCCATCCATCTTTCTAATGTGTAATGGTAACCACCACCACCACCATATGTCGAATAAACAGTAACTTTACCATCCGCCAAACCAACACAGGTAACACTATTATTTATCGTTACCGTGGTTACCATCGGGTTGGGGGAAAATTGTGATTTAACTAAGGTATTAAAGGAAAGTAAGAGAATAAGTAGTGATAATAGTTTTTTCATGTTATTTGTGGGTTTAGTTAGTTAATACTACAAAGATAATAAATTTTTATTTAATACACAACTTATATTTGGTATATTTATAGGGGATGAAAAACATAGTAATTAATAACAAACAATTGTTATTTTTAGTAGAAAATATTAAAAATAAAAAAAATCTAAGTGAAATAGCTTCAGTTAATAGATTGATATTATTAGATGTGGACGATACTTTAGTGACCGCACAAGGCATTTACATATATAGACAATTACCTACTGACGAGGAAGAAGTATCCTTAACACCACATGAGTACGCTAAAGAAGACGTTAGTTCAGAAACTAGACAGTATTATGATTATAGAGATTTTGAAGACGTAGACTCTATAAAGAACTCAATAACCACAGGAAAACCAATAGTAGCTAATTTAGAGATTATGGATGATTTGTTAACTAGGGGTTATAAGTTAGGTATTTTGACTGCTAGAGGGATGGAAGACACTGTTTTTGAGGGTTTAAAAGAATTTTTAATGTATAAAAATAAAAATGGTGAGTTAATAAAAATTGGTGATAAATTATCGAGAGATTTGGTATTTGCCATAAATGATATTGAAAGAGTTAAGGAGTTAGGTGGGGGTACAGACTATGAGAAAAAAGCGGAGGTGGTTAAAACGCTACTAGACACATTTGACCAGATAATATTTATAGATGACGACATAAAGAATATAAAAGCTATAAAGGAAATGAAGAGACATTTACCTGATGAAGAAAAAAATAAGCTTTATGTTATGACAGCTAAGTAGAATTAGTGGAAAAAATACTATTAATGTATATTTATAGGTAATAAAAGATTAAATTAAAAAAAAAAATTAGACAATGGCCGATTTATTGATGAAAATGCCTATTCCTTACGAACCAAAAAAGAAGAATAGGTTTATTATGAGATTCCCGTCATCACTTGGTATTAACGAGTGGTACGTTTCTACGACTACTAGACCACAAGTTACAGTTAATGCAGTGGAGATACCTTTCCTTAATACTTCTACGTATGTTGGGGGTAGATTTGTCTGGAATACTATAAATGTTACATTCAGGGACCCAATCGGTCCTTCTGCTTCACAAGCTTTAATGGAGTGGGTTAGATTACATGCCGAGTCAGTAACTGGTAGAATGGGTTACGCAGCTGGGTACAAAAAAGATTGTGACCTAGAAATGTTAGACCCTACAGGTGTTGTTGTTGAAAAATGGATACTACAAGGGTGTTTCTTAACGGATGTTAACTTTAATGATTTAGATTATAGTAATGATGGTATTGCTGATATTACAGCAACACTAAGACCAGACAGATGTATATTAGTTTACTAATATATTGTTGACAATTACAAAATACATAGTATGTTAGTGTTAAAGAAAGTAATAAATGGATAGCACAATGCCTACATATGAACCACAAGTCCCTTATGATGTTGTAGAACTTCCATCAAGGGGACTTTTCTACGCTACTAATAAAAGTAGTGTTAAGGTTACTTATTTGACCGCTTCAGACGAAAATATATTAACTAGTCCTAATATTATTAATTCTGGTAGATTAATAGATACACTTATAAGAACTAAGATAGTTGATAGGGATATTAACGTTGATACCTTGTTAGAGTGTGATAAAGAAGCTATCTTAGTGTTTTTAAGAAATACAGCTTACGGTCCGGAATACGATATTAACTTAATAGACCCAGGAACAAAAAAAGAATTCCCTACAACAGTGGACCTATCTTCTTTAGATTTTAAAAAAATAGATACTGTACCTGATGACAATGGTGAATTTAGTTTTGCGTTACCGGTTTCCAATAAAAAGGTAAAATTTAAACTATTAACTGGTAAGGAAGTTGGAGAACTCGCGGATTTAGAAAAAGCCTACAAAGGGTTGGAGTACGCTCCAGTAAAAACTAAATTTTTAGAATTATCTATAACTGAACTAGACGGTATGAGAGATAGGGAAAAAATATCTACAATGATTCCTTCTATGCCTATTAGAGATTCCCAAGAGTTAAGAAAATATATAACAAAGACAGAACCAGGTTTAGATTTAGAAATTCCTGTAAAAACACCGTCCGGTAGTGTGGTTAAGACCAAGCTACAGTTTGGGACTGCCTTTTTTCGTCCTTTCTTCGGATTATAGGAGAGGTATGCTCGAAGAGATTTACTATCTCGTCAGACACGCCAATTTTTCCCACAGTGACATTATGAAAATGCCTGTTTTTGAAAGGAGATTCTATGTTGAAAAACTGCTAGAAGAATTCCAAAAGCGTCAACAAAACATAGAAAAATCCAAAAACAAAAAATAAGTATTTATAGTATATAAACATTTGACTTATGGCATATACAGCACCCGATGGTAATACGTACGGTTCAGCATCAGATTTTCTAAATCACCAAAATGAGATATTGGCCAATACCGCCGCCAATACATCTGAATACAAGAAGTTACAAAAGCAAATAAAAGAAACCCAGACGGAAATCGCTAAGGGTAATAAGGGTGTCGATGACCTTAACGCTTCTATTACCGAATCCACTAAAGAACAATCCAAACTATGGACGTTTGCTGAAAGAAATTTCAAATCAGGAACCGAGGCCATTAAAAATTATAAGGACGCACTTAATGCGTTACAAAATGCTGACCCTGGAACAGCTATGTTGGCTTTAGCCCAAGAGGCTTTTGATTTCTTACAAAAAGAAGCTGATACTAGAGAATACATCATAGAACAGATTAACACTACCGGTGTTGCTACAAAAATGATGACCGCTGACCTAATGCAAGCGGAATTAGAGACATTAAAGTGGGGAAGTACTTCAGAAGATTTAGCAAAAACAATGGGAGCCTTATCTTCCGATATGGGTAGAGCGTTCCAGATATCACCAAAAGCTATGGCTAGTCTAGACGCTTTAAGGGTAGGTTTAGATATGTCTTCTTCAGATTTAAGTTCTTTAGTTAAACAATTTGACATAATGGGTATCGGTGTAGAAGGTGCCACTGGTCAGATTGAAGAAATGTCTAAGGTCGCTAGAGGTATGGGTCTTAACGTAAGTAAATTTATGGGTAGTGTTGCTGGTAACTTAAAAATGGCAAATACCTTTAAGTTTAGAGATGGTGTACAAGGGTTTACAAGAATGGCTGCACAAGCTCAACGATTACATTTCGATATGAGTCAAATAAGTAAAATGGCGACAGATTTATTTGACCCTGAAGCTGCAATAGATATGGCAGCTAATTTCCAAATTATGGGTGGAGCTATGGGTGATTTAACTGACCCATTTAGATTAATGTATCTAGCTACAAATGATATAGGTGGTTTACAAGACGCGATAGTAGGTGCTGCCGAAGCTAGTGTCATGTTTAATAATGAGACAGGAGAATTTGATATTTCCTCAACAGAGTTAAGAAGGATGAAAGCAATGGCAGACCAGTTAGGTATGAGTCTGGAAGATTTTGTTACAGCAGCGAAGAAATCTAAATCCCATACCATGGCCATGAAACAAATGGGTGGGATAGAACTTATTGACCCCAAATCTGGAGAAGACCTAAAAGAATTTGCTGCCAATATGTCCCAAATGAAAGGTGGTAAATTCATGATTGACTTACCAGAAATAGGGGAAATAGCACTTCAGGATATAGACACAAAATCAGAATTAGAGGCTTTAAGGAAACTACAAGACCAACAGGGGATGACCACACAAGATATAGCTATTAGTCAGTTATCACAACAAGAAAAAATAGCTAACAACACTAAAGCTATGATAGGTGGTGTTACTTTAGGTGCTATGGGTGAGGGAAGTGAGATGAGAGGTTACATAGACGGGATGTTAAGTACAGTTGAAAAAGCGATAGGTGGTCCTATAATGAAAGAATTAGCCACAACTATTGGAAGGGCAGGTGCTGGAGTCGCTGAGGCTGTAATCAGTGGTAACGAAGAAGAAATGTTAAAACAATTTACAAGATTGGCAAAAAACTTAGAAAAAGTAGGGACAAGTTTAGAAGAGGGATTACTTACCGATTTACCTTTACTAAATGGTGTCATACAAGAACTATTACTGGGGACAAATACTGGTGGTGCACCGATTGCACAAGATTTTATATCTCGACCAGGTTCATTTGAGAAATTCGCAGCAAATGATTTAGTAGTTGGAGTTAAAGAACAAAATTTCCGAGCTATGCCAGCAATGACCGAAGTTAATAGTGCCGTTAACACGTTTAATAACACCAATAACCAAACAGTACAAAAGACGGGACCAATAGATATTAATTTAAATATGACAGGTAGGGCGGTATTAGATATGAAGGGGATAACTACTGACGTTACAGCACAGAAACTACAAGAAATTATGGGGGAAAACCAATTCCAAATGTGGTTAATGTCACAAGTGGGAGAAAGGATATCACAAGGGGGCAACGCATTCGCAAACTATGGTACCACAACATAACCTTTATATGTTATAGTTTTATATACAAAACTATTTATGTAAAAAGAAAAAATATATGGCACTTGCACCAAGAGACGCATCATCTTTATCCTTTATAGCAACTAATCAGTTAAGAGAAACACTTTTAACTAAAAATTTGCCTAGTCCATATGAAGTTTCAGATACGTTACCAATACAATTTGGTGAAAACTCCTATAGGTTAAGTAAACAAAATGAGTTTCAAGTAGTCAACCAGTTATCCGCTGAAGAAATGGCGGCTCCATTCATAGAAAAGAGGTATCTAGATAATAGGTATGGACCACCAGGTGGTTATGAGGACAGTATAGACATTAATGTTATTAGGTTGGAAGTGGATAAAAGAATGGCTTATCCATATTTTTCTGGTTTTTATTGTAACACATATACCGTAATGGGTATATTGTTAGGTGTTAACTCTGAAGGACAATTAAACACAGCTTTATTACCTGGAATTGATGACGATAGTCAACTAGCACAATTAGCAGCTAGAGAACTAAAAAAGGCTTACAACGCTAGAGTATCTCAAGAACTTTATGCTGAAACAGTAGGTAGACTTAATGTCTTAGATGCCTTCCAAGACCCGTTTGCTGCTGTTAGTATATTATCAGGTAGAGAAAGTCTAGTAGAAAAACAATGGAAACTCACGATGCCTAGAACGTTAGTGGGTAAGGGTTTGGATTTTGTAGCTAGACTACAAGGGTTGTATTTACCGGTATCTATAATACCAGGACAATTCTTTGGTCAAGAAGCTAACCCACAACAAGGGAGAAACGTTAGACCTGAAGCCCAATCTTTAATGGGTAAAATTTGGCAAGATGCAACAGCACTAGTAGGTAACGTAATAGGGGTACAACGTAGACCAGTGGTACCGTTAACTATGAGTGACAGACTTATAGATTTTACGGGTAGTGGACAAAAGTCGGTGATGTTTCGTAATTTAACATACAACAAATATAAACCTGAATATAGGAAATCCGCAACAATGGAAGCTTCTACCTCTCTAGGTAGGTTGGTACAAGTAGGTGTTGGGGTAGTAAAATCAGTTCTAGGTACTCAACCACCACAAGGACAATACTATGTTGGGACGAGAAAGAATGACCCAAAAAATATACCAGGACCAAACGAAGCTTTACCACAAAACGAATTTGGGGAATTAATTAATACTCCAGTATATGGACCTGACGCATTAGCTAAAGAGTTTGAAAATTTTGATGGTAATGAGGCATGGAGAACCCATAATTTTGGTTTGGCTGGAAAAGCTATCGCTGATGGGGGTGGTGTATCTGCCGGTTGGACTTGGTACGGTAAGGATAAAAACCCAAGACCAGGACAAACGGTAGGACCTAATGGTGCATCCGCTGGTGAAGAAGTAGATAATAATCCGGATTTTAGGAGTTACGCTTTACCAGATGACCAATATAATAATTCTAGGTCAGGTACTGATAAGTTATTTAGACCTGGTAGTATTTTAGACGTTACACAAAGATTGGTCGAATCTGTACCTGAAGTTGGTGGGGCCCGCTTAGGGCATGTTGGGCACGCCATAGACCAAGTATCTAAAGTTTTTAATGATGGGTATAAAGAATTAACTAAAGGGTCAAGGGTAAGAAAATACGTAGACAGTAATGGTTCTTATAAAGGAGCGGAATACTGTAGAATATTCACTAAGGACACACCATTTTACACATACGATAGGTTACAAAAGACACAACAAAACATTAGAAAAGAAAGTTATTCGGTCTTAGACAGTCCATATAATTTAAATATAGCTCCTTACAACGACGAAGACTCAACCAACATAATCAATAACCCACAAGATGGGGGTGTATCACATGTAAAAAAATATATGTTCTCTTTAGAAAATTTAGCATGGAGAACATCTAACGACCCAGGTTTATCGTATAGTGATTTAGCTGTGTGTGAAAGAGGGCCTAATGGTGGTAGGGTAATGTGGTTCCCACCTTATGATATCGCGATTGATGATAATAGTTCAATTAGTTGGTCATCTAATAACTTCTTAGGTAGACCAGAACCTATATACACTTACAACTATACTGAAAGGATTGGAAATCTTAGATTTAAAGTGGTTGTTGACCACCCTTCAGTATTAAACAGAATAGTGGATAAAGAATTAGGTGGGTTAACGACAGAACAAGAAAATGAGGTTCTTAATTCGTTTTTTGCTGGATGTTACGAATATGATATTTTTGATTTATCTAGGACTTACCCGGATTTTGATAGAACAGAGTTGGAAACCATACTAACAATAATAAACCAAAACCCACCGATAAAAGAAGAACTGGAGTTCGTGGCCTTTCAAGAAGGACAACCAGAAACTTTTACAGAAGATAGTGGAAGTCAAATACCGGATTTATCAGCTTATGATAATCTTAGTTTTTATTTCGAGAACGATTACCCAGACCCAGGTACCCGTAGAACGACATCTACAGTACCTTATAGTAGCTTAGCTGAAGCAGGTGGTTCCAAATGGGGGAGTTATCTTGGAGATGATAGAAATGTCGGAACACTTAAGGTATATTATCAAAAACAACCAGATACACAAAAACAGGAGGCATTACAAGCATTCTTTACTGAAGCAACAGAAGAGTATAATGTTAATTTCCCAGAACTAATGGTTAAATTGGAGGAAGTGTTATCTAGTGGTGAGTTTACGGTGGATATATCTTTTATTGGGAGTGCAAGTTCCCCTAACACTAAAGATTATAATGTGGACTTATCCAAAAGAAGGATAGATTCGGTTAGGAAAATGTTACTAGCCTACCAACTAGGTGGTAAGTTCCCATTCCGAAAAGCATATGATAAAGCGGATTTAAGGTTTCCAGAGTCCCAAGCTTCAGGAGAAGAGATTAATATAAACGGAATTAATTGTACAGCTGATTTATCATTACCAGATTCAGTATATTCTATTAACGCGGCCTACTGTAGAAGAGTACACGTAGAAACAATTAAAATTGAACGTAAGGTAACAATAACAAAAAAACCAACAAAGAGACCTACATATAGACCAACTATAACCAAAGACAAAGTACCGGGTAATCTTCGTAGAAAAATAACTAAACAAGTGTTAGGTGTGGATGAATGTTCTTATTTTAAAATGATAAGAGGTGAAGATGAGATAGCTTTTGCGAGTATGAAAGAAAAATTAAAGTATTTTTCACCAGCTTTTCACTCTACCACACCAGAAGGTCTTAATACTAGATTGACATTTTTACAACAATGTTTAAGACCAGGTAAAACAATACCAGTAAAGGGGAGTGACGATAACGTATCCTCCAATCAACAAGCATCTAATACAGCTTTTGGTGCACCACCAGTATGTGTACTTAGAATTGGTGATTTTTATAATACTAAAATTATTATAGATAATGTATCAATTAGTTATGACCCACTAGTTTGGGATTTAAACCCAGAAGGTATAGGGGTTCAACCAATGATTGCTAATGTAAGTATGAACTTTAAATATATTGGGGGTCAAGGACTTAAACAACCGGTAGAAAGACTACAAAACGCCCTATCATTCAACTACTACGCAAATACAGAAACCTTTGATGATAGAGCTCAATTTACTGTTTTCGACAGTGACCCAGATGAAAAAGCTTTCTTACAGGATTTATATGATAATCTAGGTACCCAAGGTAATGGATTAGAGGAGGAACAGGAAGCCGTGGCCGATGAAGATACTACACCTAATGATGGTCAACCAATAGGTAATAAAATGAACCCAACCCTAACCACTAGTGGTGAAACTGGTGACATAGAATATAATCTAGTGTTTAACGATATGGTTAGTAAAGCTGGTGGATACATCAGTACTGTCATAAATGAGATAAAAATGATACAAAGGACCCACGGGTATGGTGTGGTTCAGTTAATGTTCGCTCAAAGAGAATATGTGACAGGTAATTACGATTGTATAGATTGTAGTTCAGGTTCCGCTACACTAACACCTTTTAATGGGAAATTGATAGGTAAGATTATGGGGGAAGAACGAGGTAACAATTTATTCGATGAGGTTCTTGATACGATAAAAGGTGATGGTACTATAATACAGACAACATACATTAATGAGGTTTCTCCTAGTAATAGTAAAAAAAGAAAGTTAAGACGATTATTAAAAGAACAGGTAGAAGAAATTAGAGATAGTGTTATTCTTGACTTAGACTCTAGTGCATACAAGATTAATGAGGCACAAGTAGAGTACACTAAATTAGTAGATAAAATAAATACTGTTAATAATTTATGTGATGGGTTTATCAATGACGGTAGCCACACATCATATAAACTATCTGGAACTACAGATGTGTTTAGTACAAGTAACCAAACCAGTACAGATTGTGAATTAGGACACGACTATAAACTTTTAGCTAATTTAATGAATTACTTCACAGACACATTAAATGGGGTAATAGGGTTATGTTCTGATGACCCACCACAGTGTTATGCTCCAGTAGAGTTTCTTAAAGAAGGAAACTACCAAAGTCCAACATCTTGGGTAACTTCACCAGATTTTCACTGGTCGTCTTCACTTTCTTCGGTTGGTGGGTTATATCTTACTATAGGAAAAAAATTAGTAGACACAGACATTACACCTAGTGAGTATTTTGGTGATGACGGTAATTGGGCAGTAGATATGGATGATAGTGTGTGGGAAGCTATAAAAGATAAAGTACAGTCAGGTAATGTTTGGGATAGTCAGATACTGTTATGGTCTACAGAATACCCTAAACAAGAAAAATATTGGTTTGACCAATTAGAATTATTTGAAAAGAATTTAAAAGATAGATTTGTGACATCAGACAATAAAGTACCAAACGGATTAACAACACCTGACGAGTCTTCAGAATTAGCGAAAATAGCTGAAGATGCTAAACATAAATTTAATTATGGAACTACCAGTAGTCCTTCTTGTGAAGAATCTATAACAAAAATAGCGGAAGAGAATCAAACTACAACTGATAATTTTAACTTTAAATATATACCATAATGTCACAATACTACAATAGATACGCACAATTTTCCATCAATGGACAATCACAAACAGTGCCATTTGTTACTTTACCATCTAAAACTACCGATAAGAAGGTTATATATAAAATGGGAAAAAGTAGAATGGATAAATTTAGTGAAGAATATTACGGTTCCCCATACTTTGGTTGGTTGATAATGGCAGCTAACCCTACATACGGTGGGTTAGAGTGGAATATTCCTGACGGAAGAATATTGATTATTCCTTATCCTCTAGTAGCTTCTTTACAAGACTATAAGCAGGCAGTCGAAAACCACTTCTTCTTTTATGGCAGATGAAATAATTAATTCGGAAAATATTCTTGTTGAGTTTAACGAGAATAATATAATACTATGTGACCCCAATAAGGTTGTTAAGGATGGTAAGCCTGAGGCACGCCTTGCTCGACACGAAAATTTGGTTATCTACGCTAATTTAAGAGCTAAGATAGTACCTAGAAGTAAAATTATAGTTGGTGATGCGGTACAAGCGGAATCATTTGTGGATTTATTTGATGGGGAAGTTAGTTTTTTACGTGAACAAAAAGCAGGACAACCTAGACAATACATGACCAGTGATTGGACAGAACAATTCACCAACCCAGAAGTCAACCAACAGAAAGTAGTTAACACCACAGACCCAAATACCCAACAACAGGTACCAAGAGTACAGATTGATAATAAATTAGATACTGGTTCATTTGGTATAGAAAGCATACAAATTAGTATGAATTCTGCATGGATACCAACTGTCACTATTAATTTTGTTGATGTTAGAGGTAAAACCTTATTCGAACAAGGTGCTAACTCACCATACTCTGTATTTTTCCATATGCCTTACCCTTTATTTTTATTAACTATTAAGGGTTTTTATGGTAAGGCAGTGACCTATCAACTAATGATGCATAAATTTAATGCTAGTTTTGACCCAGGAAGTGGAAATTATAAAGTTACCTGTAATTTTGTAGGTAGGACTTACGCTCTTTTATCTGATATTACAGCGGCAGAGATTTTAAACGCTCCTTATATGTACTCTAGAACATATGATTTTGCGTCTGAGGATGATGAAAATAAAAAGAGTTTGGTTAGTACAAGAGGTTACCAAACAATGAAAGAAATATATCAGATATATAAAAGAAAAGATATATTACCTGACGCTCTACCAGAACTTACAATATCGGAATTAGTACAAAGGATAGACTCTTTAGAGAAAGCGATAGAAGAAGGGTTAGATGATGTTGAGATGGACTCATTAGACGACGTAAAATCTTATGAAGCACATATTGACTCCTTAAGAGCTAGAATAATCGGTCCAGCTAGTTGGAGTTATAGAAATATGGCTACAACCGAACCACCAAACTACACTAGTATTGGTACAGGTGCTCTCTACTATACTTGGAAAGATAAAATAGGTGAAGACCCACAAAAAAGAAAAGACTCGTTAGATGAACTAAAAACTATTATAAGTGAAGGCGTCGGGAGACTAGAAAAAAACGCTACATTTGGGATAGGTAAAAAAGTTAACATTGATGGTAAGAAACAAACATTAAAAATAGATGTGGATATAAGTTTTGAGGATATATTTTTAGGTGCGGACACTATTGATGGTGCTCCAGAGAACGTAGAATATTTTTTATTTACTTTGGACCCTAATAGTTTTGATGAAAAATTAGCTAACATCTATGAAGAATTTAATAAAAAAAGACAATCTTTAGAAAAGGACGTTTCTAAAAGAATAAACGCTATAGTGGAAAGTGATAAAGGCCTAGGTTTTTCCCCAACCATAAGAAATGTTTTTGGGATGTTATGTGCGTCTGTAGATACATTCCTTAGACTTATGGATGATGTACATACGGATTCTATGTCTGTTAGGGATGATAAAAAAAGGTTAGAAGTTGTTAATACTATGGGTACCACTAGTGTGGAACCTATACTACCTAAAGATAATTTTGTGTATCCATGGCCTAGTTATTACGTTAGGCAAGAAAATGAAAATGGGGGACAAGATTTTGTTTTAACATATCCCGCAGCTAGAAGTGTTATTAGACAAACCGAAGCTTATAAATTTGAAAAGTGGCCAGAGGTCGGGTTTGTCGAAGAATATTTACGAGCTTCAACCCTAAGGGGCAAAACACCAAATCTTGGGTTAGACCAAGAAAGTGGTGAATCTTCAGGTTATGGACCTGTTACAGCTATAGGGTATGGGTTAGACGAGAATTTTTATGATAATATATCACAAGCACCGTTTATGTATGAGATATATGATAGGTCTGTAATGTGTTCTTTCTTTAGTGGTATTAACACAAGACTAGCTTCAGACTCTTCACTTTTAACTATGAGAGCTTTAGGGGGTTTAGAGTCGGTCAATATATCCAAACTATCCACCACTAGTTATAATTTACAAGAAAAATTAAAAAACCAAAATTTCGATTACCAAACATTTCTAGATTACCTAAGAGAAATATCACCATTAACAAATTGGCCTTTATTGGTGAGGAATAACTACAGTACACCTTACATTAGGGAGGAGATTTTGGAGAGGAATTTTAGTATAACTTCGATTGATGATTTTAAAAAGTACAGGAATAGAGTAAAAGAAGATGATTCTTTGACACTAATAAAAAAGTTTATATCTAAACCTAAAATTAGAAACGATAAACAAATATACGATACGTATCCTTTTGTTTACCCACTAGACCCACAAGTAGCGGTAGGTGATTGGATAAAGAATAATTTAGCAAATTGTGAAGCACAATCAGGGTATGTTAAACCAAGTTACCAAGAGTTTTATAACATAGATAAAAATATAGATATAGATACAGAGTTTAATAAGTATGGTTTTTTCACAGATACACAATTAAAAATAGACGGTAACAAAACACAAAACTCCACATATTATACTGATAATTTCTTTAAAAATTGGACCAGTCTAATAAGTAGACGTAATGAATTGATAACCCCAGGGTTATACGCTAATTGGCCGAAATACTATAAAGATACTGTTTTAGGGTGGAACACATTGGGTAATACCACAAAGGGTAAAAATCAGTTGAGGTTCTTAACTGAAGGAAAGATAACTTATAAGATAGGTGCTGGTGTCCCAGAAACTGATTCACCAGGTGTGGAAACAGAGTTTTCTAGATTGGGTACACAAATAGCTTCTATGTTGAATACTCCTTATTTTACAAATGCTATAAAAGAGGGTACTATAAACGAAATGAATGACTCGCCATATGCGTACAAAAATGCAGCTTTCTTATTTGTAAATTCATTACCAGTACCGACAACTAGAGAAAAATTATTAGAATCTATAGATGATGTTAATATTATTAATGACAGAAAAATCACTTACGGTGATTATGCCTTCGCTAACCTAAATCAACTAGCAGCTGTACACAGAATACCATATGCGTGGATTCTAAAGTATGGTGCATTATGGCATAGATACAAACAACATGTTAATTTTGGTACGGATACTTTAACTAGTGTATGGAAAGATTTCGACGCAGCAAAAGCCTTTAACCCTAATAGTGTAGCACCACAACTATCACACCAATACACACTAAGTCTAGGTAATGGTGGAACACAAATATTGTTCAGTTCAGAAAGACCTATAGGTGGTAATTTTGAAAAAATAGATTTAGGGTTTTATCCAGAAATGATAAATCTAACCAATTACTTCGTAACGGGTTCTTTATTATTTAGTACTAATTACACAAGTCCAGAAATAGATTTTTACATTAACAATGACTTATTAAATGTTAAAAGAAGTGATGGTGTTACCATACTAGCCAATCCTGGTTTTGATACCAGTAACCCACAAAGAGATATGAGTTGTTCGTTTTGGTATAGTTACTACGATATGGAAAAAGATAGTCTGTATTCTGGGCACTCATCCTCATACCTACTATACCCCTCAACTGGAGGATTAAAATACGCTCAAACTAAAAATGAGTTTTTTGATTCCGTAGGTACATTAAAAAAAGAAATATATGGGTCGAAATCTACCCATAATGGAGCAACTAGATTCGCGTGGGGATTATCACCTTATGGGTTCTTCGAGCATAATGAGACTAGTTTTCCACCACCAGATAGATATATTAAAAAAATAGACACAAAGCATAATTCACAAGATGATTTTGATATATTATTTTGTGAAAACGATAACGAATGTTATGACACTATAGAAGAAATATTTGACATATTTGATGATAACATATTAGATAATTTTGAAGAATACTTCTTAAACTTCTCATCATCTTCTAGTAAATTTAATAATAATATGGCTGGTCTTAATCCTGGTAACCCAAATAGTGGTACTACGATTACGACACCATATGGTAACTTTGGGTCTGGGGATATAAAAAACTTCCAGTCACTAATGAGGAGTTTTATTATATTAGAGAAAGATAGGGTAGGTGCACCTAGTAATAATAGTACTGATTTTGGTAAACAATTAGCTAATGCACAAACCAAGAAACTACATGAAAAGTTAAAGTTATTTTTAGGGATAAATGTCGCCCTAAGACTATCCAACCCAAACCAACTAGATTTACTAAGTCTAAGGTCTTTTGTTGGTGAAACAGATTATTATGATTTTGGTACGTATGGTTATAATTTACCACCAGATATTACATTAGCAGCATCAGAAACAAGTAACACTTTAGAGTTTAGAGCTTTAAGGACTAAACTAGGTTTCTTTAGTGACGACTTTTTAAAATATTCGGATACTGGTTCGTATGTGTTTGATTTCTTTAGGGTTATGGACGTTGAATTCTCAACACCTAATATAGAAAGGTTGTATACCATTATAAGACAATATATCACATATGTTACTTTAAATGGTCCCATAACTAGAACAGAATTTATTGGTTACCTTAGTACTGGATTAGATGACCTATACCAAGGACAAATACAAATGCTGGAAGAGACTTTTTTGAAGGTAAAAGAAGTAATGCCTGACACACCAGAAGAAAAAGTTGGGGAATTTCAAAGTATGTTGGAGAGTGATGAACAAAAATTAGAATTATATCTACAATTCCAGACACTAAACAATAAATGGATTTCCGGTACTGATGTACAAAATAAAACTATTTTTGAAGACTTTATGTTTTTAGATAGGGCTAATAGAGATATTGGGTCCACAGCCATAATGGATGTGTACGCATTAAAGTCTTTCACTAACCCCGAAAATGCTGGTGCCTCATTCTATAACTTATTAGGTTCCTTACTAGATAGTAATTATTTCTTATTCCTACCACTACCGACCTATATTAATTTTTACGGTACCCAAACAGTAAATAATGAAGCCTTATCTAGATTTACTAGTACTGAGGAAGCTAATAGTTTATTTGGGACACACTTAGAGGTTGATACGGTAGATACTGGACCTAAATTTATTTGTATGTATGTTGGTGAAAGGTCACAACATCCAGATATGCAAACAGACCAATATAGATATAAGACTGATTCTTTCTTATTAGGTCGTACAGCTGATAACCCTTTATTTAATGTGTGTGACAATCCTGGGAAATGTAATAAAGTTGTAGCTTTTGCTGTGGATTTTGGTTTGGAGAATCAAAACATGTTTAAAGGAATAAGTTTGGACCAAGCAGACTTCCAAAATACCTCGGAAACTTTTTCACTAACACAACAAATCGCAGATTCTCAGAGTGGTAGAGATATAGCAACACAAGGTACTAGTTTATTTAATGTATATAGAAGTAGGTCTTATACGTGTAAAGTAGAAGCTATGGGTAATGCTACCATACAACCAACAATGTATTTTATGTTAAGACATGTACCAATGTTTAATGGTCCATATCTAATAACAAAAGTAACACATAGTATTACACCTAATGATATGAATACTAGTTTTGAGGGGGTAAGGTCACCTTTCTATAAATTACCAGACATTTCAAACCTAGTTGCTAGAGTTAACAAAAGTTACCTAAATAGAGTTAAGAAAAAGAGAGAGATAGAGAGGTCACAAGGTGGATTTAACCCTGAAGGTACAAAATACACTGACCCACCAGGGTTTACAAGTTCAAGTAAACCAGGACCAAACGGTTCTATTAGAATGATAGTTGTACATGTTACAGCGGGAGAAGATTATGGACCTAATCCGGTTATAGAGATAAACCGACAACATATAAATCGAGGTTTCTCGGGGATAGGTTATCACTACCTAATATCTAGAGGGACCGGAGGTAGTCAACCAGACGGAGTTATTATGGCGGGAAGACCTTCAGATAAGGTAGGGGCACACACTAGAGGTAAAAATAGTATAAGTTATGGGATATCAATGGTAGCGAATTGTGCAAAAAAAGGTACATACGATTCCACACCTACTGGTACTAACCCTTATGCTACTACAGCCCAGAAAGAGTCTTTAGTTAATCTATTAGTTTATCTTTTATTTAAATCTAGGATTTTAATTGTTGTGTATGGCCAAGCAATGCCGGGGTTATTGAGGGACGAGTCAGGTTCAACTCTAAGGATATTTTTCCCGGATGATACTGACCAAGAACACAAACAAGCTGATACGAATCCAATACCAGTAAGTTATTTAAAGAAAGTAATTTATGGTCATAACCAATTCGCTAGTAAAAGATGTCCGTGTTTTAAAGTACCTGACGCTTTAAATGGTAATTTCGGTACTGATTTACAAAATAAAATTATGGAATATATGTCAGCGGCTGTTAGTTGGACAACAAGTTACGGTGATAGTAGTATGAAAATAGACGCAAAAGGGAATCCTTTAAATGAGACGGAAGCTACGTCGTTTTACACCGATAACGGATTTACCTATTTACCTTTTATGGGTGGATGGACCGTTAACAGTCCAAAACCAGTGTTTTATAAGGATGGGGATTTCACATGGGAAAATAGAAGAGATATAACTTAACATTTGTTTAATAACTGTATATTTATAATAAAAAGCAATTATGTCAGAAAAATTAGAAAACACATTAAACAATTTTCTTGGTAACGAGAAAAGAAGAATTAAAGAAACCAACCTAGGTAATGGTATGACTGAAGTTTGTGATTTGGAGACAGGGGAATGTCACACAATCAAAACTAAAGATGGCTTAGTAGAAAAGGTTAATAAAACAATGATAACAGAAGATGGTAGGACTCTTTTAAATGGCTAATATGAAAGTAGATAAAATTTTAACAGAAGAAATTAAAAGGTTTAATGAGATAGGTGGGTACGTAAACAACCTAGACGAAATGACTTTAGGTTTTGCCGCGGCAAACCCTTGGGGTAAAACTGAATTAGGTGAACAAGAAACTGATGCTCCTGAAGAAGATATGGATTTAGAAGATACTGAAGGTGGAGATGACTTAGAGATGTCATCGGTAGAAGTACCTGGTGGTGACGAAGAAATGGACATGGACATGGACATGGATATGGATGTTGAAGGTGGTGATGAAGAAATGGAGACTGAAACTACTGACGATTCCGGTGGTACCGAAGAAGTGGATGTTACTGATATTGTGGATACAGCGAAAGAAGCAAGTGATAAGGCTGGTAAAGCATCTGAGGGGATAGATAAACAAAGTGGAAAAATCGATAGTTTATTGTCTAAATTAGATAACTTAGAATCTAAATTAGGTGATATGGACCAAGTTATGGCTAATATAGAAGCCCTTGAAGGTCAAATTGAATCACTAAGACCCCCAACCCCAAAAGAAAGATTAGAAATGAGGTCATTGGATAGTGGGCCATTTAACCAAACACCAGATGACTTTTTTGCAGAAAAAAAGCCAGAGATGGAAAAGTCAGGAAAAAATGAGTATGTTTTAACACAAGAAGACGTAGAAAATTATAATGACGCTGAAATAGAAGCTAGTTTAGATGGTCCAGAGAAAGAAGAAACTAATGAAAACGATTATGAAAGAAAGTTAAAAGTGTTTAGATAATATTCTCGACAAAAAATAATTTAAAATAATTGGACGGGGACTTTACCTCGTCTTTTTTTTTGTCTATATTTTAAATAAAAATTCGAATATAAAATTAACTAATTAAAAAAAAACAAAATTATGAGTAGCTTAGACGCAATCCTTAACCAGTACGAGAAAAACCAGACACCAAACACACAAAAGAAATTTGTGAGTAACGAAGATAGATTAAAAAAATACTTTGCCGCTTTCCTACCTAAAGGACAAAAAGATGGTGAAAAACAAGTAAGAATTCTACCGACAAAAGACGGGTCATCACCATTTAAAGAAGTGTGGTTCCATGAAGTTCAAATTCAAGGAAGATGGCAAAAATTATACGACCCAGGTAAAAACGCAGATGGGTCACCTACTGGAGATAGAAGTCCTTTAAATGATGTTGAAGAGGCTTTAAAACTTACTGGTAATGCACAAGATAAAGATTTAGCTAGACAATACAGGTCTAGAAAGTTTTACATAGTTAAAGTTGTAGATAGACAAAATGAAGAAGATGGTGTTAAATTCTGGAGATTTAAACACAATTATAAAGGTGACGGTATTATGGATAAACTAGTACCACTATTCCAAAAAAGGGGTGATATTACAGACCAAAAAGAAGGTAGAGACATCACACTAATCCTTAAACAAGTTAAATCACCAAACGGTGTAACATATACGTCAGTAAGTACTATTATGACAGAAGACCCATCAACATTAAGTGATGACGCGACTTCAAGGGAAGAGTGGTTAGGTAATGACGAAGTTTGGAAAGATGTTTACGCACAGAAAACTGTAGAGTACTTAGAAGCTATCTCAAAAGGTGAAACACCAGAGTGGGATAGTGAACTTAAAAAATATGTGTATTCAGGCTCAGAACAAACAGAGATGAATACTGATACAAAACAAACAGAAACAGAAAAAGAAATTACGGACCCACAAAGTAATTCCCCACAAGATGAGGATTTACCATTTTAATAAAAAGATATGGCAATAAAGAAAAAGAATTTTTCAGAGATTAAACAAAAGTTTTCTAAGAAAGCAATATACAAAGCAGATAGGTTTTTTGATTTGGGTGAAGCCTTTATAGACGCGACCGGATTACCCGGTCCGGCTATGGGGCACATCAATATGATGTTAGGACATAGTGATACTGGTAAGACCACAGCATTAGTTAAAACAGCTGTTGATGCCCAGAAAAAAAACATATTACCAGTTTTTTTAATCACTGAACAAAAATGGGATTTCGACCACGCTAAATTAATGGGTCTAGATTGTGAAAAAACTGAGACTGGGGAATGGGACGGATTTTTCCTCTTTAATAACGACTTCCAATACATAGAACAGATTACCGACTATATTAACGAACTTATCGACGCTCAACTTAAAGGTGAGTTAGAATACGACTTATTGTTTTTATGGGATTCTGTTGGTTCTGTACCTTGTCAAATGACTTTTGAAGGTAAAGGTGGGAAAATGCATAACGCGGCCGCATTAGCTGATAAAGTGGGCATGGGGATTAACCAAAGAATTTCAGGGAGTAGAAAGGAAAGTGCGAAATACATGAACACACTAGTGGTAGTAAATCAACCCTGGGTTGAACTACCAGACAACCCATTCGGTCAACCAAAAATAAAAGCTAAAGGAGGTGAAGCTCTTTGGTTAAACTCAACTCTAGTTTTCCTATTTGGGAATCAAAAAAACGCTGGTATAGGGAAAATAACGGCCACAAAAGAAAAAAGAAAGATTAAATTTGCTACTAGAAGTAAAGTTTCTGTTATGAAAAACCACGTTAATGGGTTAGGATACGACGATGGTAAGATTTTAATAGTAGCACACGGGTTTTTAAAAGGTAGAGACAAAAAAGACGAAAAGGAATCTATTGATACGTATAAAGAACAAAATTCCTCATATTGGAATAGGATTATAGGTAGTGAAGGTGGATTCAACATCTCTGATGAAGAGACTGGAGAGTTGTACTAAAAATGTTGTTTAACCTATAAAAAATTACCAGTGATACACACTCTTATTATTGACGGAAATTCCCTATTTAAAATAGGGTTCCATGGTGTAAAAAACTTTTACAATGACGAACAACATGTGGGGGCTATCTTTCATTTTGTCAACACAATTAAAAAAAGTTTGATAGATGATGGATACGATAAGGTTGTTGTTTTTTGGGATGGACAAAAACACAATGTTAAACGAAGAGAACTGTACCCACCTTATAAAGTTGGGAGAAAACGGGATATGGTCAGAGAAGATAGTGAATCCTTCCAATACCAACACAACAGAGTTAAAGAATACCTAGAAGATTTATTTATAAGACAAGGAGAGTATGAATATGCGGAAGCAGATGACTGTATAGCGTACTATTGTCAAAACTCCCCAGAAGAAAAAAAGACAATTTATACTGTAGATAAAGATTTAACACAATTAATATCGGAAGATGTGAAAGTATATCTTGCGTCTACAAAAACTGAACTAACATATAAAGATAAAATACCTTTAAGACATATTTCTGTACCACCATGTAATATACCTTTAGTTAAAATTTTGGTAGGTGATAGTTCAGATAATTTTGGTGGTATAGAAAAGTTAGGTGAAAAAACTTTATTAAAAATGTTTCCAAAAGTTGTAGAAGAATACATTAATTTTGATTATATTTTTGATATTAGTAAGGAAATTATTAATGAATCTCCTAAGAATGTTATAGCTAATAACATCCTTAATGGTAAAAGTAGAGAAGGTGAGTTTGGTTTGGATTTTTATTCTATGGGGACTAAATTAATAGATTTAAAAAAACCTATACTAAAAGAAGAAAGTAAGAAGGAAATAGACGAATTGATTAACTCACCACTGGACCCAACAGGGAGACACTGGAAAAACGTTATGAAATTAATGATGGAAGATGGGTTATTTAGGTTTCTACCAAAAAAAGACGATGGTTGGTCAGAATACTTACAACCTTTTATAATATTAGGAAGAACAGAAAAGAAAAAATATAAAAAATTAAAATAAACAATGCTATGAAAATTAAGAATGATAATTTAAAAGATATAACAAAATTTGAGTTTCTATTAACCATTGACGACAACATTATTTGTCAAAGATACTTCAATGTTAGGAAATATAACTCAAAAACAATGGACAGTATTGATGTGCATGATACCATGTGTGACATATCAAGCGGGCTAGAAGAAGAGCTCATAAATAAGTCTATTGACAGACTTTATGACGAATATAACCCTTATCGGTTTAAGAAAGAATCTGATGACAAACTGACTATTGTTGATAAACCTACATTATGGGATGAAAAATTTCATCTTATTTTAAAGCTAAATGGAAACGAGGTATACCACAGAATTTTACCTGCAGGGATATACCCACCCAAGGTAAGATATACTGTGGACATTAGACCTATCATACCTAGAATCTTGAATGAGTTATCGGACACTTTGTCACGTAAACAACTTAGCTATTATTAGCAGAGAATACACATACTAAAACTATTTATTGTTACACTAAAAGATGCACATGACTACTACTAATGAAAATTTTGGATACCTAGGAAATAACTTCCAACTCAAACTAATTAATCAAATAATAACCGACAAAAAATTTGCAGCGATAATTCTCGATGTTATAGATTCTCGCTATTTTGATAATCAATATTATAGATTGATTATGCAGATGGTAAAAGAATACTATGAGAAGTATCAAACCACACCTTCTTTCGAGGCTTTAGACCAAATCACTAGAATAGAAGTGACTTCTGAAATGGCACAAAGAAATATATTTGATATGTTGGTGGAAATTAAAAAAATATCATATGAAGACCATTTATGGGTACAAGAAAAATCTCTTAAATTCTGTAAACAACAAGAATTAAAAAAAGCTATTAAAAAAGTTAATAAAATTTTAGAGAAGGGGGATTTCGAATCCTATGATAAATGTGAAGAGTATATAAGGGATGCCATTCAGGTAGGTGAGGATGGTGAAGGAGCTATGGATGTGTTTTCTAAGTTAGATGAGGCACTACAAGAAGATTTTAGACACCCAGTACCGACAGGAATAACTGGTATAGATAATTTATTAGATGGTGGTTTAGCTAAAGGTGAAATAGGTGTTTTTTTAGCACCAACCGGGGTTGGTAAAACAACAATGTTAACTAAAATAGCTAATGAAGCTTATAATGCTGGGTATAATGTATTACAAATATTTTTTGAAGATAACCCTAAAATTATACAACGTAAACATATAACTTGTTGGACGAAAATACCATCAAAACAACAATCAGCAAAAAAAGAAGAGGTTTTAGAACTATTAGATAAAAGTAGGACAAAAGGTAGGTTAATATTGGAAAAATTACCATCAGATAGTATTACAATGAATAACATAAAAAATAAAATAAGAAAATTAGTATCAGAAGGTAATAAATTTGATGTGATAGTTTTAGATTATATAGATTGTGTTATACCTAGTAAAAGTTTTGAAAATGAATGGAAAGGTGAGGGGGCAGTTATGAGACAGTTCGAAACTATGTGCACAGAAATGGATATGGTGGGTTGGACAGCAGCACAAGGGAATAGAACTTCTATAGGTTCTGATGTTGTAACGACAGATATGATGGGTGGGTCGATAAAAAAAGCACAAGTTGGTCACGTAATCATATCTATTGCTAAGACATTACAACAAAAAGAATTAGGGTTAGCGACTATTGCAATAACTAAGTCAAGGATAGGTCAAGACGGTATCGTATTTGAAAACTGTAAGTTTGATAACGAGTTTTTGGAAATAGATACCGCACAATCACAAACTTTCCTAGGTGTAGAAGAGGATAAGGAACAAAGAAATAGAGATAGGGTCTCTCAGGCTCTACAGAGAAGAGAACAAATAATTAATAAAAATAAAAGTTAAAATATATGGAAGTATCAAATAAAATTTTATCAGACATCACTGTTTATATGAAGTATGCGAAGTACATCCCGGAGTTAAATAGAAGAGAGACATGGGAAGAATTGGTAACACGTAATAAAAATATGCATATAAAAAGATACCCACACCTAGTGGATGATATCGAAGAAAAATATAAATTGGTATATAATAAAAAAGTTCTACCATCAATGAGGAGTATGCAATTCGGTGGTAAACCAATTGAGATATCCCCAAACAGAATTTATAACTGTGCTTATCTACCTATAGACCACGTGGATTCATTTTCAGAAACAATGTTCTTATTGTTAGGTGGTACAGGGGTAGGTTATTCAGTACAAAGACATCACGTATTAAAATTACCAGTAATTCAAAAACCGTACCCAAAGAAAAAAAGAAGATTTTTGATTGGGGACTCTATTGAAGGGTGGGCAGACGCAATTAAAGTTTTAATGAAATCATATATGAATGGTGGTGGTAGTAAAATAGAATTTGATTATTCGGACGTAAGACCAAAAGGAGCTAGATTAATTACCTCAGGAGGTAAAGCACCAGGACCACAACCACTAAAAGAATGTCTGGTTAAGATTGAAGGTACACTATCCCAAAAAGAAAATGGGGATAGGTTATCTACATTAGAAGTTCATGACATTATTTGTTATATAGCAGATGCTGTATTAGCTGGTGGTATTAGGAGAGCCGCACTAATTAGTTTATTCTCAGCTGATGACGACTCAATGATTGGTTGTAAATCAGGTAATTGGTGGGAACTTAACCCACAAAGAGGTAGAGCAAACAACTCAGCTTGTTTAATGAGACATAAAATCACTAAAGAATTCTTTATGGAGTTATGGAAGAGGGTTGAATTATCTGGAGCAGGGGAACCTGGAATTTATTTAAACAATGACAAAGATTGGGGAACAAACCCATGTTGTGAAATTGCCTTAAGACCATACCAATTCTGTAACCTATGTGAAGTTAATGTCTCAAATATTGAATCCCAAGAAGACCTAAATGAGAGAGTAAAAACAGCAGCATTTATCGGTACACTACAAGCAGGGTATACTGAATTTCATTATCTAAGAGACGTGTGGAGAGAAACAACAGAAAAAGAGGCTTTAATTGGTGTATCAATGACGGGTATTGGTTCTGGTAAAGTATTAAAGTATGATATGAAAAAAGCCGCAAGTTTGGTTAAGAGAGAAAACACAAGAGTGTCTAAGTTATTAGGGATAAATCAGGCAGCAAGAACCACAACAGTTAAACCTGCAGGAACAACATCATTAACATTAGGTACATCATCTGGTATTCATGCATGGCATAACGAACATTATATTCGAAGAGTTAGGGTGGGTAAAAATGAAGCTATTTATTCTTACTTAAACATTAATCACCCAGAACTTCTAGAGGATGATTACTTTAGACCACATGACACAGCAGTCATTAGTATACCACAAAAAGCACCAAAAAATTCCATACTAAGAACTGAATCACCATTTGATTTATTAGAAAGAGTAAAAAAAGTCGCTACTGAATGGGTAAGGTCAGGACATAGAAAAGGTTCTAATTCTCACAATGTATCGGCTACCATATCATTAAAGGAAGACGAATGGGATTTGGCAGGAGAATGGATGTGGGCCAATAGAAAACACTACAATGGTTTATCGGTATTACCTTATGATGGAGGTTCTTATATACAAGCACCATTCGAAGATATAACCGAAGAGAAATATAAAGAGATGTTGAAAACATTAATTGATATAGATTTATCTAGAGTTGTTGAATTAGACGATAATACTGATTTATCTGGTGAATTAGCTTGTGCAGGTGGTAGTTGTGAAATTGATGTTGATTTAAAAGAATTGAGTAAAGATGGTTCTACAAAAGAAATTGGTGAAACACAAATATAGTAAAGAAACATTATATCACTTTAACTGTGGTGAATGTAGTAAATGGTGGTCAATAGCTGACTACCATTTCTTTTCTAAAGACGTACCAAAAAACAAAGAAAAGGTACCTAATTTATTAATATGTCCTCATTGTGGGTACAAAGAAGGAATAAAGGAGATAAAAGATGAAAAGAAGTGACGATTTGATAACAAATTCATATCACCAGTTTTGTTTTCTAGAAACAAAAAAAGATTATTATTTAGAAAACGGAGATGTTATAATGACGGAACAATACCATGTGAAAAGAGGTACTTGTTGTGGTAGTGGGTGTAGACATTGTCCTTTTTCACCACCCAACCAAAAAATGAATACACAATTAAGGGAAGGTATAGGAACTTATAAAGATAAAGAATAAACCTTTAAGGTATTTATAATAAAATAAACTATGGCAACTAACGGTACATTTGGTATAAATTTTCCTTTTCGTGATAGTGCGAAGGGGTACTATATGGATATGACAGAATCTCCAGCGGCAGAAATACGAGCTGATTTTATACATTTATTGTTAACTAGAAAAGGTACAAGGTATTTTCTTCCTGATTTTGGTACAAGGCTATACCAATTCATTTTTGAACCTATGGATGGTCGTACCTTTGATGCTATAGAAGCTGAAATTAGAGATTCTGTTCAAAAATACATCCCTAATTTAAAAATAGATAAAATAACAATTACTCACGCAGCGGAAGCGGAAGATACTGAAGGGACTTTAGTTACAACTAACGATGATAGGGTGTATAGGGTAGCTGGTGCTGGTACTGATGAATACACCGCGAAGGTATTAATAGAGTTTACAATAACAGAGAGTGCATTTGAAACCAGAGATTTCATAATAATAAATTTATAAGATGGCAGAGAAAAAAATATCATACACTGAAAGAGATTTTTTAGGGTTAAGGAACGAACTATTAAGGTACACAAACGACTATTACCCTGATTTAATTCAAAACGCTAACGACGCTTCATTATTTTCTGTATTTTTAGATTTAAATGCTGCGGTAGCGGATAACTTACATTATCATATCGATAGAAGTGTCCAAGAAACCGTTCTACAATTTGCTCAAGAAAGAAGTTCTCTTTATAATATAGCAAGAACCTACGGTTTAAAAATACCAGGTAATCGACCTTCAGTGTCGGTAGTGGACTTTAGTATAAATGTCCCAGTAAGGGGTGATAAAGAAGATGCAAGGTATTTGGGTACCCTACAAAGAGGTGCACAATGTAAGGGGGCTGGACAGGTTTTTGAAACAGCAAGTGATGTTAATTTTGCTTCACCATACGACTCAAGTGGGTTCCCAAACAGAACAAAAGTCCCCAATTTCGACTCAAACGGGAATATTGTAGATTATACCTTAACTAAGAGAGAAGTTGTGGTAAATGGTGTTACAAAGGTATTTAAAAGGGTAATTACCGATACTGACGTTAAACCGTTTTTAAAAGTTTATTTACCAGAAAGAAATGTTCTTGGTGTTGTTAGTGTGATACAAAAAGACGGTAATAATGTCCAAGCACTACCAAACCCAAGTGAATTTATATCATCACCTAATAAATGGTATAAAGTGGATGCGTTAGTAGATGATAAAGTTTTTATAGTTGATTCCACTAAACCTACGGGTAAAGCGGGTATAAAGGTAGGGAAATATATAACCACCGATAATCGTTATATGACAGAATATACACCAGAAGGTTTTTTCTACTTAACTTTTGGTGGTGGATTATCCTCTAACCAATCAACGCTAGATGATTTTATGAATCAGACTGGTTATAACCTAGATTTAAACAAATACATGGACAACCTATCTTTAGGGTTAGCACCTAAAGCTAATACCACCCTTTTTATACAATATAGGGTAGGTGGTGGAAAAAACACTAATTTAGGTAATAACGTTATTAATACATTAGGGTTGTATAATTTTTCATTAAATGGTCCTAACGGTAATATCAATAACTCAGTAGATAACTCCTTAAAGGTAACGAATATAACAGCAGCTATTGGTGGAGCTAGTATGCCTTCCATAGAAGAAGTTAGAAATTATGTTTCCTTTAATTTTGCAGCACAAAATAGAGCAGTAACAATTAATGATTACATCGCCCAGATAAGAAAAATGCCTAGTGAATTCGGAGCTCCAGCAAAGGTGGGGGTTGTAGAGGAAGAAAATAAAGTATTGGTTAAGTTATTATCTTATACTCCAGAAGGGGCACTAACTTCTAGTGTTCCCAGTGTCCTATCTCAAAACGTAGCTAATTATTTATCTGATTATAGGATGTTAAACGATTATATATCTGTGGGTTCTGCTGAAGTTATAGACCTAAGGTTAGAAATTTACTTATACACAGATAAAGGGTTTAACCAAGGTCAAATAGTGACTAATGTGATTAATACTACAGCGGATTTCTTTGTACCGAGTAAAAGAGAGTTAGGTCAAGACATTTTTCTTGGTGAATTAAGTAAAGAATTGGCACAATTAGATGGGGTAATTAATATAATTGAAATAGAATTATATAATGAATTAGGTGGTCAATATTCGGATGGACAAGTCTCACAACCTTACTCTAATGCGACAACTAGACAAATTAGTTTAATAGACCAGACCATATTTGCCCAACCAAATCAAACTTTCCAAGTTAGATATCCAGACAAAGACATAGTAGTTAGATTAAAAAACGCCGACCAAACTAATATATCGTAATAATAGTTTACATAGGTAGGCTTTAATTTAATTTTGATTCTAAGACATAAACTATTTATCAGGAAAGACTTTGTATGCAGAAAAGCCATAGAATTAGAACAACACCTGGTGTTGACCAAAATATAAATGTTACATTAGAGCAAGATTTTGATTTATTAGAAATTCTAAGTCTTAAACTAACACAGTCTGAGGTATACTCAAGACTATGTGCTGATTTTGGTGTTGTAGTTGGTAGGGTACTCGCAAATGGTGGGTACGGTATCCCAAACGCTAAAGTAGCTATTTTTATCCCTTTATCGGATATAGACACTGCAGACCCACTAATTGCAGAATTATACCCTTACAAAGAGACTACAGATAAGAATGGTTTAGGTTATAGATATAACTTACTTAGTTCAGCTAAACAAGGTAATTGCCATACACCAACAGGAAGCCTACCAACAGAAGAACAGTTCTTACTAGACCCTCTATTATTAGAGGTGTATGACAAATACTACAAGTTTACCGTTAAAACAAATAAAAGTGGTGATTACATGATATGGGGCCTCCCACTTGGTGTACAAAAAATACATCTTTCTGTGGATGTGGGTGATATAGGGTGTCATTCAATGAAACCTATCGATTTTATCGTAAAAGGAGTGTCTCCAGATAAATTTAAAAGTTATTCGGAGTTTAAGGCATCGTCAAACCTAGATACTTTACCACAAGTTATTATACAAGAAAAATCTATTGAAATTACACCGTTTTGGGGTAGTAAAGATTTATGTAATATAGGGATTACTAGAGTTGATTTTGACTTAAGAGATTCTGGGGTTGAAATACAACCTACATCTACTTTGATGGGGGCCATATTTAGTGATGATAATGCTGCTTCTGTAAACGTAAATGGTGCAGTAAGTAGGTATCAAGGTGAAATGTGTTCTTTAACTACAGGACCTGGTACTATAGAATCGGTAAGATTTACTATTTTTAATAGAAAAGACCCAGTTACTGGGTTAGAAGACGGTAAACCACATTTAGAATATTTTAATTTAGAAGGTACAGCTAAAGTTATAGATAGTGGTGGGGCATTTACTGTACAAGTACCCATGAACTTAGATTATATAATAACTAATGAATTTGGTGATGAAATTATCTCCTTAGATGATTCCGTAGGAATCCCAACTAGAGGGAAATACCGATTCAGAATTGGTCTTGATAGTTCTTCAGTGGGGGGTAAAAGAAAAGCGAAATATTTAGTACCTAACATTCATGAATATAATGTGGCGGGACTTAGCTCAACTGCTGACCCATCATCTAAAGTACACGGATGTTCTTACGCTTTTAGTGATAATATAGACGATTATTGTGGTTCACCACCCGCCGCCTGGCAAACTGGTGTTGTAGCTACAGGTAAAGACTATTTTTATGAATTTTATTCCGATAAAGTATATACCGTTAGTGGTTTTATAGATAGATGGAGAGGGGGTGGAAATTATAATAGGTGGAAATTTTTAGGTATAAAAAGTATAAACCCATCTATAGAGTCTAAATGTACTGACGCAACTAACGAAATACCAGCTAATGATGCTTTTAGGGGTGGTACTTACTTATTTACAGTCATCCAATTCCAAACCATAGCACAAGGGGTTACAATATTTTTTAGCTTTTTCACCGTATTCTTTGTTTATTATAACGCTTTTACGGTATACATGAATGACATCTTAACTGGGTTATCACAAATTGCTAGTTATGCGGCTGGGACTGTAGTTGTAGGTTTAGCTGCGGCCGTTTCTTCTATCGTTAATCTTGCGTTAATGATTATATGGACAGCCTTACAATTTGTTATTAATAACTTAAACTTTATTATGATTCAGGCTGTGATAAATAACACTAGATGGAACTTACCTTTAGTGAATTACCCAGAATGTGAATCATGTAGTTGTGGTGATTTTTATACTTTTAAAACACCAGGGATTGTAGGGTTTTTAACAGATATAATTGCCGACATATTCAATACTGGTGGTGAAATGGCTGATGAGGCATTTGAAACAGGTGATGATACTGTTGATGCACCAGATTGTAGTGGTGTTGTTTCTTTAAGAGACAACGACCCTTACGTCGACCAAGGGTGGGGGTTTAATGACCAAAGTTCATGGATGAATCAGTATGGTAATAGTGTACTTGGTGAATCTTTAAAACCTAGAGGGTGTTATAGTTTTATGTGTGGTGATGGTCCCTCTAGTGTAGTTAACACAATGTTTGCTTACTTAGTAGTATGTACTGCGTTAGCTTTTATTCCGTTTACCGCAGCTGTTGGATGGCAAACGGCTTATTACGGTATTATGGCTGGGAAGATTGTAATGATGATAACATTAATGACTAATTTGACTAGATTATTCTTTGCTATAAATGAGTGGAGAGTAAGAAGAAATATTTATGATGGGTTATGTCAAGGAGTCCCAAACGGAACATTATCTAATACATGGTTAAGAGGTAGTTTATACCACTTTAATTTTAAAAATAATAGGTATATGAGTAACGGTCTCCCAACCGAAGAATATTGTGATTCTTTAATATGGAAAGACCCTACTTTACCAGTATCTGGAGGGACATATTACTACCGTTCTACCCCAGCAGAGATGTTATCCTCAACCAGTTTACTTACCGCTTTAGATGGACCTTTCGACGGGTTCCAAAAAACCAATGGTGGTATAGTAGAAAGTAGAATATTATTCCCAACAACAATTGTGGAACTAGGTCCTTTAACTTTTTGTGCTACAAATGACTGTCTAGAATGTTTAACTGGGGACACAGAATGTTATTTATTAGAAGAAATAAGAACGAGTAGCCACCAAGACTTTTCTGAAATTATAGAACATACATTTAATTGGAAATTAAATAAACTGGATTTTTGGCAATTACAATTTACTAATATAAATAGATGGTTTGGCCCTTCACCTATATGGGGTGGTTCAGGTAACAATAGAAAAAATAGATTATTGGATGGTGATATTACACAATTAATAGCACAAAATTGTGAATTTGGTAACGCTCCATTTGAAAACCCACAAGAAAACCCATCTAACCCATTCTACTCTATAGGTACAACAAGTGGTGTCCCTTATGGTTTCGACTTAATAGGTAATGCTGGTAATCACGTAACCGAAAGAAGGTCACGATTTAATCTTATACAAAATAACCCAAGTTTAAGGGATTGTTTACTAGGCCCACCGGAAGGGTACCTTAAATCACAAACTATACCGTACTACCAATGGAAACTTCCAGGTACAGGAGGTTATGGTGATTGGGATAATAATTGGAATGTGACCCAGATATTCGGAGATTTCAGCCAACCAGGAAATTTTGCTGTTCAAGGTGTTGACCCCATATATATGGGTTTCACAGCTAACACATCGGTAAATGAATATAGACTAAGTCATTTTCACCAATACTATTTTGGTTTAAGAAGAGGTGCAAGTGCTTATGATAATCTAAGAAGACGTTATTTACCGGTTACAGATGAATAGTAATAAATTAAAAATACAAGTAGGGAGTAAGAAATATGTTGGTTCACAGGATGAAAACATTATAGTTAATGCTCCACTAGAGACACAATATAGGGAATTAATCCAAGGGGATAGGACGGTAGATGTAGCTCAATCGCAAAGGTTTTACATTGAGAGACAGTCTACTAGCATTTATAGAGTGTATGGTAAATTTTACAGTTTGTTAAATAATACTTACTCTGGTACGTCAGACCCCTCACAAACATCGATATTCCAAGAATTATATTATAATGACCCACCACAAACACCATGGCCAGGATTCCCACAATTCAAAGAATTTTCTTTAGTAAGGGATGATATGGATGAGTATTCTGCCGATAAAACTAATTGGAATATCCATGTGAGTTACCCAGATTCGTGTGCTCCGGACGAACCAATGGCCTACCAAATAGATAGTGACGGTGACTTAATTGGTGATACCACTTTAAATTTTCTGGCTTCTGACGGTATACCGTTTAGGGTGGAAAATGTTAGTGTAAACGGTAAAGAATTAATTAGATTTCATTGTGGTGCACCACACGGATTAAATGAAGGGGAGTTTGTTGAAATAAACTTTCACGGAGCATACACCTTTACCACCAACATGCCTGCACAGATACCAGTCTATAGTATTGGTTCCTCGTCATACAGGTCAAAATTAAACGTCTTTAATGTCAGTGTTTCTCAAGCATTTGGTTCTACACCACCACCAAACGATACATTAGGTACATTTGTAAGGATGATAACACCAGGAGAACCAAAGAGTCGGTCACAATATTATGTGGTATGGCATAAAATATTAACTATGGTTGATGATTGTGTTATTAATAGGTGTGGGTTTGAAGATGGTGTATTTAAAACAAAACAAAAAATTGAACAAGTAGTACCTAACGAATTGTCAAAATGTAGGTTAAGTGTTAAAAACTCTTATCCAGCTTATGTATATTCGTTTACTAGGGATATTGACGTTTCCGAACTTAGAGATGTACAATTAAGACCACTAACTAAACTATACGTTACCGTAAATTTAAGGAATAAAAAGGGGTATTTTGATTATCCACACAATTATGGTTGGTCATGGAATTTTCCAGACACTTATTTAGATACTACAGTTAGAACTGGGTACGACGGTGTTAACCCTAATAATGTAAACGTACCTTCTACCCCGTACGCAGCTACACCTTTTGTCGGTGGAGACCCATTAGTGATTGGTGATAGGATAAGAGGTGAATTCGTAGAATACAATATCTCTGAATTAAAAGAAAGAGAAATATCCAAGATACACCATAAGTTCAATTGGAATCAAAATGCTTTTCTTATAGACTTAGCAAATAATGGTGTAAATGACACTAATAATAGTGAAAAAAGAGGTTACACGTATTCACCACACTACGAAGTCCCTATAAGGGTTTTCTCTTCTTATATTGAAGAAGGTGACCCAGAAAACATCTCTAAAGATGTTAATACTCACATAGATAAAGACTCAATTCCTGGATATGCTACCTACTTTACTAGAGAAGGTTTATGGAAGTGGAGGGACCTATATGATATAGGGTTTTTAGAAGATGGTGTGTTAGGTGTGGACTACCCATATATGAATGGGTCTCATTACCCTAAAACAGATGTTAGGTTTTATATAAAAAGACAGGTAGGGCAAGAAGTTTATGAAATGAAAACCTTAACAGGTGATAACCCACTAGAAGAATTTACACAAGATGACTGTCAATAGATATAAAATAAGAGTGGACTCAAAGGAACAAAAAGTAATCTTACCCCTAAGTTTAGATTTTGATGACGCGGGGAGAGAAGATTTAATAAAAACATACGAAGATGATGTATTAAATAAGGTTATAGGTAAGGCTAAAGATTATGAAGTAACAAGGTATAGACCATCAGAAAACATGGACCCAGCGTTGGGGGTACCGGACCCATCACCACCAGTATATTATAAGTTCTACTTCCAAGACCCATCCATAGGGGTACCCACTAATCCGGGTAGTTATTTTACTTTTCTCGGACCACCAAACGAATCAGCTTACGAAACACAAGGGTTTACAAGAATGCAAATGTACCAAAATGATAAAACCTTTAAGAAAAGTTTTTTTAAAATGGATTTTTACGATTCACCTAATAGGAGTGACCAAACTTTATACATGTCATTGATTTTAAACGCGACAATGTCCGAGAAACAAATAATGGATACGGTAGATTTTAACAATGATGGTATACCTGACCCTCCTGTACTAGACCCGTTTAACCCAAATAAAGTAATTATTGAAACCAGAAGAGACGTTAATATACCAGAATTCATATTAACAACAAAAGACGAGGGGTACTATATACATTGGTTGAAGGATACCAAATTATTAGATATAAGAAAGTTCTATATGTCGGCTCAATTTTATAATGGTATTAGGGGGGAAGTGGTCAAGTTTACCAATAAGAATCCAGCTCCATTATTACCCACAACACAACCAGCTAGTTCATTCTTTTATGAAGTACCTATAAACACAACAAATTTTACCTATACGGTTCAATTAGGTGGTACCAGAGTAGGGTTAACACCAGCATCACCCATTGAATTTTATCAATGGACCACAGCATAATGGAAAAGATTAATATAAAAATAAAAAGAAAACTTTACCCTGGAAGAACTGATGTTATTCCACCACAATTACCTGTGGCCTACCAACCGTACACATCTAAAGATGTCCCCTCAGGTCAAAAATGTGAGGACTGTTTCTTCTTTCAAAACGGGTTTTGTGATTATTGGAAAGCTCCAGTAGAAAAGGATTATTGGTGTAAAACATGGAGAAATACTGCTCCAGTTAGAGGAGAGGGACCAACACCACCATGTGTGTCAGGAGCAACAGTAACACTTTGTTTAACTGAAGACTTTAACGATATAGGGGTATATACACCTTTTGATGGTATGGTATTACAAAGAGATGTTGTAACAAACTTTGTTTATACTGGGAACGGTTACAATGTTACGGTCTTTAATAGCTCAGATTTCCAATTTAAAAAATTCTTAGAATTCTCAAACTATACATTGAATTGGGGTGACGGTTCTACCATAGACGACCTATCAATAGCAACACCAATATCTACACATACATACCTACCTAATTTAACTGGGTATACGATGACATTACAACAAATAAACCCATGGGGGACAGTATACGTTTCAAAACATATAACTCTACCATATACCATGAATTATCCTTCAGCTGGTAATATGTTTGGTACCATAGAACTAAAACCCCCAGGGTTTGAAACACCTATTGGGTGTGAAAGTATATTCCAAGACTATATCTTTAGCGGGGATAGTAACCCTGATGTGATGGACCATTTTAGTAACGCACAAGCTAATTTCGGTACGACTATGCCTTTTTATATAACTGGAGAAAGTGAGAGTCATTTAACAATATTACAAAACTGGGGACCTAATATGTATGTGGTTGGGGCAACAGTACCTTTAAACGGTGCTGATGGTAGTGGTGTAATTAATTATATAACAGATATAGCTACAGGTTATACCGTTAATGATATATTATATATTGACACTTCTGGTGGTACAACGTTTAGTGGGTATACCTACGGTTTAGATTATAAAAATTTAGACCACATATGTTGTAACTACACACCAGTATCACCATGTCCGTGTCCTAATTCCACTGGTGCATTTATAGGGTGGTTTGGTGTATGGCAATCACCACCACCGCCATCAGCTCTTGCTGTGGGAAGTGCTACTGATTATGATGCTGGGATGATAGTGGAATGGGTTAACCAAGCCGGACAAACACAGTGTTATTGGAGAACAGGATACGATGTTAGTAGTAGTGTTGGTATTGAACCTTCTGCACAGTCTGGACATTGGGAAGAATGTGCAAGTAGTTTTATTAGTCCCCCATTAAAAAGACAAGGATTTTCTTTAAATGCAAATAAAAACGATAATAGACATTGGTCACACCTATTAACAGATAATTTTACACCTCAGGATTATTTAAGACAGGAATTACGTAAACAAAAAGCTTTAACATCAGAACCACAACCACAATATAGACAGAAAATAGGTAGTGGGCCTAATTACTGTTGTTCAGCTCAAATAGATAGATATGGGTACGCTTTGACTGTAGATATGCAGTTTAACAAGAGAGTAATGCAAGGATTTAGTATGGACCAATATTACTGTGATTGTAATTATAGTAACGTACCTCAAAATTGGTATACCGGTACTTTTAGTATATCTGCAAATGACCCACCTAGTCATGTTATTAGACCTTATGGTGGTACTGTTGGTTCTAATGGTGTTGGTTCCAGTGCCTGTGACCCAACTACTGCCCCAACTACAAATGCACCGATGGGTACTGCTTGTGCTGGGCATCCAGAAAATTGGGGTGCTGCCTACACACCAGCAACGGGAGGAAGAACTTATTATGAGGTAGATGCTGGTGATTATTGGCAAAACAAAAATTCAGGAACATT